GAGGACCCCCACGCTACCCCGTGCGGCTGCGAGGACTCCCGCGCTTCGACGTACGGCTGCGAGGACCCCCACGCTACCACGTGCGGCTGCGAGGACCCCATAACGTAAAGGTGCCCGCTCGTCGTGAGCACAAACCGACCGTCGCCGACGAGTACGATTTGCGCGGTGCGGCCTTGGTTATATTGCTGGAGCGCGGCGTCTAGCTCTTTCTGCGTCCGCACCTCCACTATCCTTCCCATGCGTCCTCCAATTCTCCCAGGTCGAAATCCGCCAGCCACAGTGGATCGTCGGCGGGCTCGAAATCGTCGTCGGTGTTGTCGCTTGACAAGTCAGCCGAAATAGCTGCAACGTCCCGCCCGGCAGCGCCCCTGGGGCTGAGCGGCGGGGAGACATGCTGACGCGCTGCGGGAGTAGCCGCATGATCCCCGATATAGGGTTGATGGTGGGCTGTTACCTGTTCACGCGCATGATCGCGCTCATGGCCCGCGCCGACACCGACTGGATTGTCCGCATTCTCGCGATTGCTACAGCCATGGTCGCCGTGATCTACACGCTCGATCTGCTGCTGGCCGGGCGTGCACCGTTGGCGGGGTGGCCGCGGTGAGGGCTGTGGGTGGGTGGGCGCCGTGAACATCACGCGCCTTTTCTAATGCGGAACGCAATACAATGTCAAGCGGAAAGATTGCGCGTCGTTCACATTTCCGAAAAGCGCCGCAAAATCGCGGGTCGGATGGTTGATTCACGTCCGTATGCGGATGTACATCAGGTAGGCAGTCACCAAGGTGTAGCCACAATGCGCAGACGGGGGACACGGTGGTGGGCGACGGCGGTGACGAAGAAAAGCCCTCAAAGGTGATATGGATGGCCCGAGCGAGGCAACAGCCCCCACCGGCGCGACGGATTGTCGCCAAGCGCCCCCGCAAGGAATCCTTCCTCATGATCCGCGTTGACGCAGATCAGAAACGGCTCATTGATGATGCCGCCATTGCGGCGGAGGAAACCACGGCCAACTTCGCCCGCAGCGCCCTGCTGAAACTGGTGCGCGGCTGGCGCCTCGTGCCCCCCGATTAAAAAAGTTTCCGCTCCGCTAACTATTCGCTTGACATTGTATTGCGGTCCGCATTAAAAAGGGGACCGTATGAAAACCCCCAAGCGAAACACGCGGCCCAAGGCGCGGCTGGACCAGGCTTACATCATGGTCCGCTGCACGGCAGAACTCCGAGCGCGATACGAAGCGCTCGCCAAACGGCACGGGTATGATCAGCTGAGCCCGTTCGTGCGCAAGGCGCTGAACGATCTGTTGCAAGCTGCCTAAGCGGGTCCGCCCACAATGGGAAAGCTATCTCATCGGCGGATTAACCGCGCCAAGCATCGGACGTTGCGCGGCCTCGCTAACTTGATCATTTCGACAGCAGTGCAGCGGGGCCATCTTCCGCCAGCGTCTGCGCGGCTGTGCACGGATTGCGGGGACGGAACGCCAGCGCGCCAGTATGATCATCGCAGTTACTTGGAGCCGTTGCGCGTCGAGCCGGTGTGCAGCACGCACAACCATACGCGTGGCAAGGCGGCTCCGTTCGACACGGTCGATACTTATCGGATTACCGGCGAACCAGAAATGGATGCAGTACTCAGTGTATTCGACGCGGAAGAATTGGCGGCGATCTCTGAGGCGGCTAGCGCGTTGCACATGACGCCCGGGGCGTTCGTTGCAGAGGCGGCGCTGCATGTGGCGATTGGTGGGGCAATGCTGGCGCTCTCCCGTGAGGAAGTAGCGCGGCTCTTTCGCATCCTCGATCTTATCGCCATTGACTTCGACGACTTCGTGCACGGATGCCACAAGGTGTTTCGAGCGCACGATGCAAGCACAGGCGAGGTCGCGTGATGTCTGACACCCTCATGCCCACCGAGATCATCACGCCCGACACACCCTGCCCGGAGTGCTTCTGCACCTTCAACGTCCACCTGAAATCCTGCTCGCACTTCCAGCAGTGCCCGGAGTGTCGGGCCATGTTGCATCTCGGAACCCCGCACTACGCGGGCTGTTCAGCGGTGGTGGGCTGATGGCACAGGACGAGAGCCCCGCCGCGCTGACGGACGCTGACATCGCCGAAGGGCTGCGGCTCGACGCGGCGGCAACGCCGGGGGAGTGGACGCTAAAGGTTCGCACACCGCATTCGCCGCCCTATGTGACATGGGAACGCACGGAACCGCCGAACCGCTTGATCTCCATCGTAGCGGCCTGCGAAACGGCGGACTGCAACACCGATGAGGATGCCGCCCTGATCGTCCACGCCCGCAACCACTACGCCGCCGCCCTGCGCGACCTGGCCCGCACCCGCCTGGCGCTGCGGGAATTGCGCGACGCCGTCGAGGTCGGAGTGCCGCAGCGGGATTGGCACAAGGGGTCCATCGACATGGCGCTGATCGAGGCGGACAGTATTCTTGCCGCGGTGAAGTCCCCAACGGAGGCGCGCAATGGCCACTGACGATCTGACGGCAGAAGAGCGCGACATGCTGACGGGTGCGGAGGAGGCGTGGCTAACGGGCGCACGGCCCGCCACGATCCATAACCTTACCGACACCCTGCGCGAAGTCGCCCGGCTGCGGCTGGAGAAGCAGGAGCAGGAGCGGCAGGTGCGGGAACTGCTCGACGTGCTCACGGACATGGCGAATCAGCACTGCGCCGGCGACGACAACCGTCCCGACGTCCTCGACAGCATGGCGCTCACGGCGAATGCGTGGGCGTTGCAGACGCTCGCCGAGCACGGGCGGGCAATCATCACCGACTGTTACGGCAACCCTACCGACGACACCAAGGTCGGGCGCCGGTGCTTTGCGAAGCTCCTACCGAAACCGCCACCAGCGAAAGCGGGGGCGTGACCATGGGCTTCCTATCCGACACCGAAGTCCGAGCGCTCGGGAAGCGGCGAGAAGAACTATTGCCCGTGGGCACGCGCGTGAGCGCCCGTGGCATCGCCGCAAACGGACGGACCAATACGGGAACGGTAGTTGCGTGGGTCATGCGCGGAATGGCGGGGGATCACTTCTGCATCCGCGTACTCCGTGACGGTGCCAAACTGCCGCAGGTATGGTCGCCGGGCTTTTGGGAGCCAACCCCGCCCGACCGGGGGCCGCGATGAGCGCGAACATCAGCGAAGACCTTGAACGGCCCGGCATTGGCCGTGCCCGCTTCAATACGGTGCTTCAAAACATCGACGCCATGAAGGGCACGTTCGCGTGGCAGGTATTCGCGCGCCGCGAGTTGGAGTGGGGATCGTATGAGTTCTGGTGGGAGTTCATTCCATGAGCTGCCCCTGCCCTCAGCCCCACGACACCCCCGAGCAGTGCAACGCCTGGCTGCGGGGGCAGCTCGCTGAGCGCGACGAGATTATCAGCTCCCTGCGCATCGACGCTGTTGAGCGCAACGCCCAGCTCCAAGCCAGCGAGGCGGGGCGGGGTACCGTACTATCACTGCTCTCCAAGCTCTACTGGTTCAACAGCGCGCCAAACTCAGATTGGGCGTGCGCCGAATGCATCCCTCACAGCGACATGCTCAAGTCGGGCTTCCTGTGTGCGTACCACGCGGCTGGTGCCCTGATCGTTACCCCGGCGCCCGACACCGCCGCCCTGATCCAGCGTGCAGAGCGCGAGCGGGCGGTGGTGGAGGCGGCGAAGGCATACGACGACGCCCCGATGACCCTTGGCTACCTGCAACGAACCGCCTTGTACGAGAATCTACACGCTAAGCTCGTAGCACTCGCCGCCCTCGACAGCGGCCCGGAGGGACGATGAATATCAAACCGCTGACAGATGCTGAGAAGCAGGCCAACGCCGTTGGTCCGCACGAGTTTCGCGGCTTTCGTTGGTACGACTACTTGAGTCGCATGGGGCGCTGCGTCGCGTGCTACCTGCCGAAATTCGGGCACCCGGTGCATTGCTACGTGCCCGCGCGACCGATTGGCGACGCGCAACCAGCCGAGTGGAAGTGGGAGCATCTTCATCCGTCGCAGCCCCCACAGGAGGGCACCGAGCGATGAGCCGCGCAAAAGGAGTCCGTCATGTACAATGAATGCGACACTTGCGGAGCGCGAATTTCTATAGCGAATCCGTATTGTCCGAACTGCGACGATAGACAAGGGCGCGTTGACGCAACGGTAGCTCCAGACGCCGTAGTTCGGACACCGTTAGGGCGTGAAGTTGACCGCCTCCGCACCGCCCTGACCCGCGTCACCGAGGAGCGGGATACGGCGCGGGCTGAAGTAAAGGAGTGGCGCAATGTCGGTGAACGCATCAAAACGTGGTGCCAAGGGCGGCAAGCGATGCCATCGTTCTTCATCGCCCTCGACAACATCTTACGCAGATGGTCGCGGCGCTGATCGCTGAGCATGAGGCGGAGGTGGAGTGTCGGCGCGCTTACGTCGCATGGGCTTCTCAGCCGACTGGACAGGCCACGGCAGCCCGAGCCGTAGCAATGTCGGCGCTCCGTCAGGCCCACGACGCCGCCACCGTGGCGCTGGCGAAGCTGCGAGGTGGGGCATGAACGCCGATCCCCTGGTCACTGCGGTGCGCGACTTCGGTGGTGCGGCTACGGACCTGGACGCTCTCGCGGGCGAGATGCTCGCGACGCTGAAAGCCAACATCGGCTTAGGGCGCTTGCGCTCCGATGACGATGCACGATTCATAGCGATGATCGAGGCGTGGCACACTCGACTCCTCGCCATCCGCTTGCGCGTCGACAGCATTGCAAGGAAGTGAGTTATGGCGAAGCTACTACTCGGTGACGTTTCCGGAAATGCAGCCCTCTCGATGCAGGACGTCGTCCTCGTCGAGCAAGAACTGCAGGCGATCGCCGCTGGCAAGCCCTCGGTGCTGACGGCCGATCAGAAGCGCTGCGCCGATGTCGACAACGACGGGAAGGTGACGATGAACGACGCGCACCTCATCGCGCAAGCGGTCGCTGGTCAAATCACGACCTTTCCGGCCGGCGCCTTCCTGCAGGAGTTACCTGCGGCCGTGCCTCCGCAGCCCGACATGGCGGGGCTTGTGCACAGCGACGCCGTCCAGGCGATTCGCCGCGTCCGGCTCTTCGCCACCGACGTCGGCTGGGCGATGCTCTGGATTCAGAATCGCGTCGATGCTGGACTTCAAGATCAGCATGCCGTCTCGGAACTCTGGTATGCGCTCAATGGCTTCGATGGCACGCCGAAGGTCACCGCCCGAAAGCTCCTCGATATCCATCGGTACGATCGGGAGCCGGTCTACCTGGCCGCCTGGCACCCGGGGGCGAAGGTGATTGGCATCGTCGTCAACGAGATGATCGGCCCGCTCGGGGCCCCGCGTCCTGATGGCTCGCTCACACGCACGACGCATCAGCTGCTCTATACGCTGGATCCGGTCACCGGTACCCTCTCGTCGACGTTCGCCACGCTACTCGACTTCCTGGGCGTCCATGGCGGCATCGGCGACATGATGCCGGTCACCAACGACGTCGACTTTCCGCAGACCAACGGCAATGGCTGGCTGATTGGCGCAGAGTCGGATTGGCAAGCGAATCCGATGCACCAATGCACCTACTTCTTCAAGTGCTCACTGACGGGCGCGACGAAGTTCACTCCCGGAATCCAGATCACACTCAAGGTCATGGGATCGCATTCTGTCAATCCGGCGTTCGCCTGGAATCCCGCCGGCGGCTGGCTGGCCACGGTTGTTTGCGACGCCGGGAGCATGTGGGGCGGCGTCCTGCTCTATTCCCTGAATCAGCGCGCCAACATTGCGAGCTCGCAGAGTCGGATCATTCCCGGATCCTTTCTCGAGCAGACGAACAATCAACTCGCGGGCGATGGGGCCGGGCACTTCGCCGCGCTCTGGACGGAGCGGCTCGACAGACAGGGCACGGCTGGCGGTCGCCTGACGCAGTCGCGGCTGACGCTATTTCAACGGCCGTCTGCCGGTGGCATAGCGGCCGTCAAGACCATTCTACTCGAGCCGCCGGTGGATGCCGACTCATTGGGCCCGGGCCTGCGGTTCACGACGAGGATTCTCCGCAAGCCAAGTGCATGGCTCGCGTTCTATCCGGTGGCCGGCGCCAGCGGCGGCACTGTGCTCCGGCAAGCGACCGTCAGCGACATACCCGGCGTCCTACCGACCTTCACAGACGTCGCATCGATCCTGGACACGGCCAGCGTCTCGGTCGATCGAGCCGCTGATGGTACGCTGGGGATTGCCAGCACGACTAGAGCGACTAGCGGCGATCTCCAGGTGCAGCTCAAGACGGTGAAGTAGATGGCTGAAACTCTTACGCCAATCCAGCGCCGTAAGGCGAACGTGAAGGACGCCGGCTTGGCGCGCGAGCAAGCGCTCCAGCTTCACCGGGCGGCGCATTCGGACAACGCCGTGGGAATCAAGGACGCGAGCACGGCACTGCGAAACACGGCCACCCGCATCTTGATGCGGCTCGGGGCCTGGGAGAACGGCAGATGATGACCCCAGAAGAGATGAGGCATGAGGCGGAGAAGCTCGACGCGGCCGCGTGCGCCGATCTTGCGCAACTAGAGGCAGAGGCGGCGAGTGGCGGCCGCCCCGTCGATCAGGACGAGCGCGAGGCGATCACCGCCATGCGTCTGGTCGCCGCGACGGCGTATAGCAGCGCCGTGACCTTGATGATCGTCGGCTCGCTGGTGTTGTAATCGAAAATCGACCGGCGGTTGATGTGATTCTGCAACATGATTCGCCGCTCACGCTTCACTACGTGGATCCGCCCTATATGCGGATTACGCGCAGCCCGCACACGCTCAGGGCCAACAAGGGCTATCGCCATGAGATGGGAAATGAGGATCATCGCGCGCTCGCGCAGGTCCTCCGTTCGGTGACGGGCATGGTCATTTTGTCTGGCTATGCATGCGATCTCTATGACCGCGAGCTGTATGCCGACTGGCATCGCGTGGAGCGACAGGCCCTAGCCGACGGTGCTCGCAAACGGACTGAGGTGCTGTGGGTGTCACCGAACGCTTGTGGCCATCCGGCGACGCTATTCGCTGAGGATCACACATGAGCCGCCAACTCCTGCCAGTCGCCGACGTCGTGGCGCTCTATCGTGATGGTCTGTCCAGTGGGCAGATTGCCGAGCGGTACCACTGCCACGCGGCCAGCGTGCTCACCTTGCTGCGCCGGCACGGAGAACCGCGGCGATCACTCGTTGAGGCGAGCGCCGTAGCACGGGCGGCGGGACGGCTCTGCGCACCCTGGACCGGCAAGCGACTCTCGCGCCAGCATCGCAAGCGGATTGCCCGTGGCGGCCCGCGTCACTGGAATTGGAAGGGTGGCGCGCATCAACGCCCGTGGCGCCACGCGCCGCGCACGCATTGTGAAGCCTGCGGCAGTACCGAGCGACTGTGCAACACGCACCGAAACAACGACGCCTGCGACTGGCGCGACGAGAACCGGTTGGTGCTGTGCGTGTCGTGCCACTTGAGTCGGCGCAAGAAGCAGTTCTGGCGTTCGCACCGGGCCGGCGAGCGTCCATTGCCGTTCAATGGGATTGTTGGATGGCGCCGGCCTGGTGCGGCTGCCGCGGAGGCCTCCGCATGATCCACCCACCCGGCCTCGTCTTCCTCACCCTCTGCCTGCTCGTTGCAGGCACCTGGTTCACCCGTGGGGGGGGGCGGCGTCCATGACGCCGTACTACCAAGACGCGGCGGTGACGCTGTACCATGGGGACTGCCGCGACGTGCTGCCTGCCCTCGAGGCGGATGCATTGGTGACTGACCCGCCCTATGGCGTAGAGTTCTCCGGCATTCACACCAAGCACGCGAAGCACCAGGTGGACGGCTATCACGACACCGCAGAATCCTTCAGCCTCGAGGTGCTTCCCCGAGTTAGAGAAGCACTGTTACGAGTGAAGCGAGGGGCGATATTTTGCGGCTCTCGCAATCTGCATTCGTATCCGGGCCCTAGAGACATAGGTGGAATAGTTTGCCCAAACGGCGGCGGCATTGGGGCATGGGGATTCAACTGTCTGCATCCCGTGCTCTTTTATGGACTGCCACCGCGCACCACAAAGGAGCCGACTGTGCGGGTGATGTACCATCCGGGGCTGCACGTCACCGGAGAATACAATGGCCACCCGTGCCCGAAGCCTATCGCTTTCATGCTGTGGTTGGTTGCCCTTGCTACCCTTGAAGGTGAAACAGTGCTGGACGCATTTGTAGGCAGTGGCACAACCCTCGAGGCGGCTAAGACGCTTGGCCGCAAGGCCATCGGCGTCGAGATCGAGGAACGCTACTGCGAAATCGCCGCCAAGCGCTGCGCGCAGGAAGTGTTGAGCTTTGCGGGGAACGAGGTCCGTCCATGACCCGTGCTACCCGCAACGCCCTCATCGTCGAGCTGGCCGCCCAGCCGACAACGCCGAGCCTGGCCGCCATTGCCCAGGAGATTGCCGCGCGCACCGGGATTCCCCTCACCCGCCAAGCCGTGCATCTCGTGCTACAGAAGGCCGGCTGTACCGATCGTAAGCAACGCCGGCGCCGTCAGCTAGCTACTGCGCATCACGCCCGAACCGCACAAGCCCTCACTGCGTACCGCCAGAGCCCCACCGGGCGCATCGTCGCTGAGCTGATGCGCCGCAGACCTGGGGTGAAGCTGGTTGTCGTCGACCATCAGCGGGTCGTGGCACTGCTCGGCACGACCCCGATCCGCGTGCATTTCGTCCACTACCAGTGGCGGATTCATCCCCACGCCTCAGGCTACTACAAGGCCGCCCGGGTGAGACCGCACTGCATCCACATCCTGGTGACGCCTGATGGCCGACGGGTCGCGTTTCGGGTCGGTGTATCGCGGACATTGCATGTCCGGGTACGCCCGGAGATCCCCAAGCAGTACCGGACCTTGTCACGGCTGGCGCGGCATCGCTGGCCGTTCCTGGAGTGGCGCGACGTGGCAGTCAGGAAGGCGGCGTAGATGGCGCTCAGGCTGTCACACACCCGGCAGAAGCCACGCCAGCTCGAGCACCACGAGCAGGTGGCGTTGATCGATTGGTGCGCCCGCATGTCTCCACGCTACCCGGAGCTCGCGGAACTCTTCGCCGTACCCAACGCCGGCGGCTACAGCGGCGGTTTCAAGGCGAATGTCGCCCGGGTGCAGCGGCTCAAAAGTGAAGGTGTCCGCTCTGGGGAGCCCGACTTGCTGTTGCTAGTGCCGCGCAGCGGCTATCACGGACTGTGCATCGAGATGAAGGCCGGCACGGGTCGGGTCAGTCCTGAACAATCAGCCCGACATGAGCAGCTGAAGCAGCACGGCTACCGCGTGATGGTCTGCTACTCATGGCAATTCGCGGCCACGGTGCTCCTGGAGTACCTGACGGGCTGTGTCCATGAGTGGCGCGGCGAGCGACTAGTGAGGGCGGCATGAGGCGCTACCGCGTGATGATCCTCAGCGTCCGCGGCCAGCTCACAGCGCGCATCCGCCACGCCACCGGGCCGGCGCTCGGCTGTGAGCACATCGTGGCTGACACTACGGCAGGTATGGCCCGCACCCGGGCGCTCGAGCAGCACCGCCAGCAGTGCGATCGGCAGCGGTTGGTCGGCGGGAAGGTGGGGTAGGATGGCGAAGCGGAAGTATATCGGCGCGCCAGGGGCGGCGTTTGCGAAATGCCACGCCGTCGGTTCTAGGCGCAATCCGCCAAGCCGTTTCCGAGCGCGTAACGCATGGGCACTCACTCGTGACACCTGTCCGCAGAAAAAGTGACGGCGAGTAGACATGGAGTGGCTGAACCTACACGTGTCAACGCTCGACTCACCAGAGTTCGTTGGCAGCGACCCTACTGAACGCGCCACTTGGCTCTGTCTGATGCGCTACTGCATCGGGCAGGAAAACGGTGGCCACATCATCGGTGCACACAGTTGGAAGGATCGACAGTGGCAGCAGCTCTGCAAGGTCACCGCGCGAGAGGTGCGAAATGGTTGCCGTTTGTTCGTGTGGGACGGTGATGACCTAGTCCTGTTTGGCTATCCGGTTGCGCAGGAAACCCAGTTGCAAAAGAAGCGTGTTGATGGTCGAGAGGCGGCGGCGCGGCGGTGGGGTAAATCCACTGGTGCCAATGCCTCACCCAATACAATACCCAATGGGTCACCTACTGGGTCACCAATAGCCATACCTAGTGGGAGACGCAATAGGAGAAGCGATACGGAAAGTAAGAGTAAAGGAAGTGTAAAGGAAGAAAAGATTTCCGCCGAACCGATCGGCGGCGAAAAGCCTCCGGTCGTCGTCACCTGGCTGACCCCGGTAGCCGAAATCTGGAGCGAGAAGATGGGCGGCCAATTTCCGGCCGGTATCTGCGCGAAGGTGTTTGCGGCGCTGTTTGCTACCGCGCCTCCTGAGTCGGCCGACTACGGCAAAATCCTGCGAGCGTTCGGCAACTATCTCGATCTGCACCAAGGCCCCCGCGCCGGATACATCGACCTTCCTAAGTTTGCATCCACCTGGGCGCAGTGGGTGAGCGTCCCCGCAGCGATGGCGGCCGGGCGCCGCCATCTGTCTGCTGGTGAGCAGACTATCGACAACCTGCACCAGGTCGCGCGCGAGATGGGGGTCGCGAAATGACGGGCGCAGAATCTTTGCGGCTCGTGGCGATGGTCTCGGCGGCCTATCCGACGCCCGCTTGGCCACGGGAAACCATCCAGCTCTACGTGCAGGAACTGTTGGACTTGCCGTACGATCCAGCGGCTGCCGCCGTTCACGATCTGATCCGCACGCGGCTCGACAACGAACGCCCGTCCATCGGCCGTCTGCGGACGCTTATCGGCGAGCGCAAGTGGAGCGCCGAGCACACCATCGGCAGCCCGGAGTGGAAGCGGCTGCACGGGGAGGAACGGCGGCAGCTCACCGGCCCTCGAGATCTCGTGCGGCAACTCGCGGCGCACTTGGCGCGGCCGGTGCTTGAGGTTGATGCCGAAAGCGTGACCGCGGCCGAAGTCGAAGACGCTGGCGTGCTGCAGCGCCGCGAGGAACGACGCGAGGTTCTACGCGAACAGGCTCGCCAACTTCAGGAGCGCGATTCATGACCCTCTCCGAACAGCAACGCCTCTTTGCCACCCTGCTGCCCAAGCTGATCAACCAGGCGCTCGCCCTGGGCTTCGAAGTCACGCTCGGTGAAGCCTGGCGCTCGCCGGAAACTGCCAAGCTCATGGCGGCCGCATCGTGCTGGGGCCGTCGAGCGTTTCGTATCGGCGGCGCGGGCCGGAGGGCTCGTTTGATGCCTCCGAAGCGACCGCCATTGACCACTTCACAGGGATTGGAGCGACAGCGGGCGGCGGCCGATGGCGCCCCGGAGAAGCGGCATCCGTGACGCGCCCCATGCAGTCAGCCGCGTCAGCACGAACACCCATGGAGTACTACGAGGGCCAGCCGGTCTGTGCCGACGCAATGTGGCGGCAGGAGATTGCCTCGGTGGTGCGCTGGTGCCAGGGGGACGGTCTCGATCCAGGTGCCGGCGGTCGCACGCTGCGGCCGGAGATCACCTGCTGCGACCTGCAGCCGACTCACGCCTCCCAGCTGTGCGGGAATGCCTGCGCGTTGACCTATGTGGACGCGACGTTCGACTTCGTGTTGACGGTGCACCTGCTCGAGCACCTGGCCGAGCCGCGCCACGCGTTGCAGGAGTGGTTGCGGGTTGTGCGCCCGGGAGGCCGCGTGGTCTGCGTCATTCCCAACACGATCTACACGCTGGGGCAGAACACCGATGCGACGCCGCATCGGCACGAGTGGTCGCCACCGGAGCTCGCGCTCGAGGTCCTTGGTCTATCGCCAACGCCGTGGGATGCCGAGACGACGCGGCCGTGGCTGGCGTGGTGCGACGCGCGCCTGGTGCAGTTCAGCGAAGCGTGCCCGCAGTGGAGCCTCGCGATGGTGTTGCGGAAGGAGGGATGAGGGTGAACCTGGCGATGCCGTTGCGTGGGTGGTGTCGCCCGAACGTTTTTGAGTGGGAGGAGAACATGAAGCGGCTGCTGGCGATGGTTGTAATGGCGTTAGGATTGTCTGGCTGCGCTGGGTGCAGCAATCCAGAAACCGGCGCGGGATGGGAAGGGTACGTGAAAAAGGGGGCGCTATTTGGACAGGCGCGGTTTTACGGCACCCAGACCGGACCAATGTCAACGGGAATCGGGTGGATGCTTGAGGTCGACAACATCGACATGCAGTGGCGAACCATCAACGAAGAGTTCGATGTCATGTCCGCAGACAATCTGTCGTTGAAGTTTCACGCGCACGTGGTCATGCGCCCGAAGTCAGGAAGCGTCAAACTGCTTGTGGAACTCTACGGCGGGGGCTGGTGGTACGACCGCGTGATTCAACAGCCGTTCCGCAATGCAGTGTACGAAGCTGTGTCTGGCTTGAACGCGCTAGAAGCAAAGGCCCGACGCGAGGAGATGTCGAAGGTCGTTCACGAGAAACTGGCGGCCTACGTCGCCAACATGCCTTTCGAGATTCAGTCGGTTGTAATTGGCGTGATCAATTTACCGGGCCTCGTCGCGCAAGCCCAGGAACAGAAGATCACCAAAGAGACGCAGCTCGAACAGAAGCGGTTCGAGATCGACATTGCGAAGCAGGATGCGCAGGTACGCATCGAAGAGGCGAAGGGCATCGCTGAGTCACAGAAGATTATCAATACGACGCTGACGCCGCTGTATCTCCAGCATGAAGCGATCAAGGCGCAGTTCGAGATGTCCCGGTCCCAGAACCACACGACGGTTTACATCCCGAGCGGATCTAACGGTATTCCGCTGATCAAGGGCATTGAGTAGCGCCGCTGGTCTGGTGGTGGAGGGGTTGTGATGACGCGAGCGTTGATTACGGGAGTGTCGGGATTCATCGGGCAGCACTTGGCGCGGCATCTGGTGGCCGAGGGGTGGGACGTGGCTGGCTGTGATCACCACCCGTTGCCGCCCGGAAGTCCCGCCATCGACTTTCGTCAATGCGACGTTCGGGAAGCCGGTCTGGGGAAGCTCGACGCCATCTTTCATCTGGCAGCCATAGTGGGGCCTGCCGATGTGGTGCGCCTGCGGTTCCGCATGATGACGGAACACGCCGATGATGCGGCTTACCTGTGTAGCCTAGCGATGTATGCCGGCTGCCCCATTGTCTTCACCTCGAGCTCCGAGGTCTACGGCGCCAACACGTCGCCGCCGTTTCGCGAGGACGTCGACGAGTCCGTGATCGGTCCCTCCTGCCATCCGCGCTGGGGCTATGCGGTGTCCAAACTGGCGATGGAGCACGTCGCGCTGGCCAGTCATGCGGAGGGCGGCGCCCAAGCGATCATCGCCCGGCTGTTCAACTGCGTCGGGTCGGGCCAACGCCACGCGTTCGTGCTACCGATCTTCGCGCGCGCTGCGTTGAAGGGCGAGCCGATCACGATCCACGGCACCGGACAGCAGGAACGCTGCTTCACGCACGTCAGCGACACGGTGCGGGCACTGCTGGCGCTCGCCGAGACCCCCGAGGCCGTGGGCCAGGTGGTCAACGTCGGTGCCACTGAGCCGCGGTTGTCGATGCGCTCCGCCGCGCTGCGGATCCAGCTCGACGTGATGGAGCGGTACGGCGTGCTGCCGCAGGGCGTCAACCACATCCCCTGGGAAGAGACCGGCGACTTGGCGTGGCAGCGGATGCAATGCCGAGTTCCGGACACGACCAAGCTCCAGCGCCTCACGGGCCTGAGCTTCGTGGACCGCTGGGAGGACATCGTGCGGGACGTGGTGGACGACCAGGCGCGGCAGCTGGGAATGGAAAAGCGGAGGGCGGCATGAGCTGCATCCTCTGCCGCCGGCGCAAACTCCGACTCTGCGAGAAGTGCGGCGCGCCGCGTCCTGCCAACCGCGTGCTGTGCCGCCAATGCTCGGCGAAATCCAAGACCCGTACGCTGAACCGTTACCACCGACGCCGCGCTGCGGGGTTGTGCGGTCAGTGTGGCGGCAAGACCGATGGGCATTCTCGCTGCCCTGACTGTCGTCAGCGGAGGGCCGCATGAACGTCCTGGTCACCGGGGCCGCAGGCTTCATCGGGTCTCACGTCGCCGCCGAGCTGCTGAAGGCCGGCCATCAGGTGTGCGCGGTCGACGATCTGAGCGGCGGCTTTCTGGACAACGTGCCGCCCGCGGCGAGCTTCTGGCAGGGCAGCATCACGGACCCGTTCTTCGTGCATCGCGTGTTCACCGACCATCGCTTCGACGCGGTGTGTCACCTGGCTGCGTATGCCGCGGAGGGGCTCAGCCACTTCATTCCCCGGTTCAACTACGAGAACAACCTGGTGGGCTCGTGCAACCTGATTGCAGCTGCAGTGAACCATGGGGTCCAGCGCTTCGTGTTCACCTCAAGCATGGCGGTGTATGGCGCGGCGCCGGTGCCGATGACCGAGGAGACGCAGCCACAGCCCGAGGACCCCTACGGCATCGCGAAGTACGCGGTCGAGCAACACCTGGCGACGGCCGCACGGCTGTTCGGCTTGGAGACGGTGATCTTCCGTCCTCATAACGTATTCGGGGGACATCAGCACATCGGCGACCGCTACCGGAACGTCATCGGTATCTTCATGAACCAGCTCTTGCGCGGGGAGCCGCTGACCATCTTCGGCGACGGCAACCAAACGCGGGCGTTCAGCTACATCGCGGACGTCGCGCCGCTGATCGCGGAAGCGGTGACCCGACCCGACGTCTGCGGGGAGGTCTTCAACGTCGGCGCCGACACCGCATACACGATCAACGAGATTGCCTATCTGACAGCGGCGGCAATGGGCATGCCCCAGGCGCCGTTCGTCCATCTGCCGGCGCGCGTCGAGGTGCGGGACGCCTACTGTACGCACGACAAGCTCCGCCGTGTGTTCGGCGACCGACCGTCAACGCCGCTCGCTCTGGGTCTCGCCGAAATGGCGCATTGGGCGCGCCAGCGCGGCCCCCAGGAGCCGACGCGCTTTGCGCAGATTGAGATCACGAAACAGCTGCCGCCGAGTTGGGTGCAGGAGGGGATGGGGCGATGACTATGGCGACGACGTGGTCACCAGGCACGCACGCGTTCGGTACGGTCCGGGAAGCCGATGCACGGACCATCGATCAACTCCGGCGTACGAAGGATTGGCATCCCGGCCAACCACTGCCAGTGGCGGCGCGCCGGGTGACGACGTCGGGCATCGAGACAGAGCGCTGCCCGTGCGGTCCTGGTTGTTACGCCTGCCGCGTGGGCCGATTGTGGAACCCCGCAACGCAACGGCACGCGAAGCGGACATCGCGGACGAAGGCGGCATGATGCGCACGATTGTCGTTGTCACACTGTTAGTCACGGCCTTGACCGCACACGCCGAGCTCCACGAGGGCGTGCCGGCGCTGATCGTGCCCGTCGGGGATGCGGCGGTGGACATCGACGTGCCCGATGGCTTGCCGGTGCTTCCCGGTGATGCATTGGCCTACGAGCTGATGGTGGATTACCCCGCGGATCGATTTGCCGATCTGCAGCTGTTGGACACCAACGTCGACACCGAGTGCGCGGTGGCCTCGTCCACACATCGTGCCGGCGCGCGGCTGCGGTTCACGCTGATTGTGCTGTGTCTCAACGGCGCGCCGTTGGTATCCGTGGTGGCCACGTTGAGCTATCGGCCTGTGGCTTCGTACGCCGTGCTGCTGCGGGCGCAGAAGTGCACGCTGGTGGTGGGTACGGGTGTCACGTGTCAGCGCAGCCACCGGGCGCTGATCAACTCGTGGTGAGGGAGCGATGATCAAGGTCACGTGCGCGCGGTGCTCTCAGGAATTGGATGCTCCAGGCGGCTTAGCTTTTTCACCGCCGACGAATGAGGCGTGGAACGTGACCAAGATGCACCTGTGCGTCGCGTGCTGGCGGGCGTTTCTGGCGTGGATGCAAAGTTGCGCGAAAGGAGCTGCGCGATGATTTGTGATGCCTTCATTCCAGATCGCCTAATCGAAAGCACGAAGAGGCTGATTGCCAGAGGCTTTGCACAATAGCTGGCTCCCGCACAATAGCTCGGCCGTCTGCACAAAAGCTCAAGGTGCTTGAGTGAAGCGACCTGGGGACAATCGCCAGCGCCAGACCTGCAAGATGTGCGGGTTTCCGGATAAGTTTGATTTCAGCGTGCCAGATGAGGTCTGGGCGGCGGTGGTGCCGCCCAGACTCCTCAACCGCGTCGTCTGCCTGTTCTGCTTCGATGAGTTCGCGCGACAGCGGAACGTCGCTTACGCCCGGCATATCCGGGAATTGTGGTTCGCGGGGGACAAGGCGGTTCTGCGGCTGACAGTCGCGCGCGCTATCGACGCATAGGCGCTAGTCGCACTTCCCGTCTTTCTCTTTCCCCTTGCACTGGTTGCACAGCTCGCCGTCGGTGGGTGTTCCACCGGTGTGCGTATCGTAGTTGCTCGTTGGCCCTTGTCGCGCGGCGGCTTCTTCGCGGCGGTGGGACGCTTGCGAGGAGTGCGCGGCTTATTTGTGCGCTTCGGCATTCAGCTTCTGCAATGCAGCACGTGTTGCCCGTACATACATTGCCGAAGAATCGAAGCCAATGGCGCGGCGGCCTGATTCGACAGCGACCGTTAGCGCGCGGCCCGTCCCGCAGAAGGGATCAATCGTGAGGCCACCTGCCGGGCAGGAACTCAGGATGCGCGGTCGGATCAGCTTCTCTGGAAATGTGGCGCTGTGGCCGTTTCCACCGGCGCTGGCGTAACAGGTCACCACGTCAGTGGTGCCAGGTTCAACTTGGTCGATGGCATAGTAATATTTGGCCCGCCCGATCTTCGGTCGCTTCACGAAGTGAAAGAAGTGTTCGTGAGCCAAGCGTAGGCGATCCGACTCGGGTCGGGGTGGAACATTGGGCTTGTACCAAATCAGGTCGTTGCGGAGTATCCAGCGGCTGTCCTGCATCGCTATTGCGAAGCGCGCCGGCACCATGAGGAGTTGTTTTTCCTGGCGGTATCCGCCCATTGGCGTGCGCCGCCGCGCGCGCGGATTCCCGCCGAGTCCTTGCCGACCACCTTCGCGGATGCTGGCCCAGCGCGCGAAGTACGTATCGCCCATGTTGACCCACATGCTTCCCGTGGGCTTCATGCAGGTGCGGGCGTGCTCGAAAATTTCGACCATGTGGGCCACGTACCACTCGGGCAGCGGTTCCAGCCCAAGCACGCCGCCTTGTGCGCGATACCACTCGTAGGATGGGATGGTGACCGCATCCTTGTTAGTCGCCAGCCATTCGCGGAGCGTGTTCCAGTTGTGATCCTGCCCGTATGAGCGATGCCCCCAATAGGGCGGCCTTGTTAAAATCAAGTCGACGGATGCGGGCGCAACTTTCTGTAGGAGATCGTAGGCGTCGCCCTTCTGCACCTTCCAGGCAACTCCGTCGTCCATCCGCGCCGCCGCTGGCCCTAATTCATGATCAGCGAGTTCAACCTGCGGCATGCTTTCCACCTCGGTGCGTCTTCTTCGGGACCGCGTTGCGGCGCGGCTTGTCCCAATACGGACTCTTGCAGTTTGCGCAGACCGTCGGTTCCTCATCGGTGCGCGACTGCCACTCGTGATCGCAGCGGTTGCACACCCAGATTGTAACGGTGCGCTCTTTCCGTGGCATGCGCCCTTGTCTCACAGTTACGGTATGAAGTCAACTCGCGGTTTCTGCGGTACGAAGAAAACTCGCAACTTTCGGTAGATTTCCCTTGCCTTGGCTATACTTCTAGTATATGATGTACGAGCTGGGGATCACGCCGAGCTTTTGTGCGGCGCCCATTTCTGCACAAAAGCAGGCGCGATTGTGCTAGCTCTTGTGCAAAGCCATTGCCAGAGAAGAAGGGAGGCTTGCCGCCATGCGCGCCCATGAAGCAGAGCGGCCGGGATACAGCTATGCCGGCCAGCGGGACCGACTGTTCACCGAAGACGGACAGCGCAGCTTCCTGGCTATTCGCGACAAGGTCCAGGACCTGTTGGGGAAGGCTGGGGCATTCCAATCGAGCCACGTCATGATCGGTGACTCCTGGCTCGCGCTGGCCGCGTTGGACCGAATGGTTGAACTTGGCGAACTTCGCGAGGTCACCGATTCCGCGTCGACCTGGGGCCAGCACCGCGTCTTTGTGCGCTCGCGGGAGTGAACGATGCCGTATACCTGGAAGATCCAAGCCAACGTCGACCAGCTCTATCTGGAGCAGCAGTTGAACGCCCTGGAGTCCGCCGGTTGGTCGATCTGGGAAGTGCATCCGGTCCTCCCAGCGCTGCACGGCGCCATCTTTACGATCATCGCACGGAAACCGCTTGACACATGAACCATCTCTCGTTACCCGCGCTTTTGACATGGCCCCACCCACGGTCGCCGGTCCCCGGCGCGCGCCCATGCCTGATATTCTGTTTCTTACCGATCCGTCGCCGGACTACGGCCCGGACTATCTGTACGACGGCTTCTGCGAGCTGCTCGGTGATGGTCACGTGATCGACTGGCCGCCGAAGCCGTCGCTGCATCTGTCCGAGGGTGCTCCGGCGACGTTCGACTGCGATCTGCATCGACCCCAGCACGACTGGAGCGCCGAGCGTGTGGCGCAAGCCCTGCGCGACGGGACGTTCGCTGCCGTGATCGTACCGACGGTGCGTGGCGAGGTACGGTCGCAACTGCGGAGCTGGGCGCGTGCCGGGCTGCTGAACGCCTCCCGCGATCGCCTCGTCGCGTACGATGCTGAAGACCACCCGCACAACACGCAGCCGCTGTTCACGGAGTGCCTCGGCGCCGCGCCGGTGGCGTACTTCAAGCGCGAACTGCCGGTGGGCGCGAACTGGGCGACGTCCCTGCCCTTCGGCTATCCGGCCTCACGGCAGGTGCCCGTGGGCGAGCGTGAGCCGTCTGTCGTGTACTCAGCCCATCTGTGGGACTGGTGCACGCCGGACTCGACGCGAGCTCAGTTGCGCGAAGGGTTGCGCGAGCTGGGCGTGGTCATGCCGCCCGACGGTTCCCGGTGGGACGTTGCGGAGAATCACGCCGCGAATCGGTCTGCGTTGATTGCCGTGTCGCCGGCGGGGCTTGGTTACCACACCAACCGGCACCTCGAGATCATCGCGGATGGGTGCTGCCCGGTGTTGGAGGATGGTCACCAACCACGCGCGGGTGCTCCCTGCGGGATTCAGGGCCTGTCGGGCATTGTCACTCCGCTGTTTCGCACCGCAGACAAGGCTCTCCGCATTGTGCAACAGCTCCTGGCAGACTCAATAGCCGCCCATGCCTTGGCGGAGGTTGCGCAAGCCTGGTGGCTCCGTCACCACACCACGCGCCACCGTGCCGAGACAGTCTGGTGCGCCATTCACAGTACACTCCCGGAGGCCGCATGAGCACGCCGTACTTCCGCAGTCCCCTCAGCAACGACCGCGACGAGGGCCTCCAGCTCGACCTGCGCTTTCGTATCGTGCTCGACTTGCTGCGCGCCGCCGCGACGAACACCGCAGCGCTGACGACCAAGCCCGGCGAGTTGGTGCAGTGGTGCATGGCGGTGGCCGAGGCAGCGGTGGCCGATGCCGAGGGCCGCGAGTGGATGCAGCCCTACCCGCTGAGCGATGAGCAATTCGCTCGCGCCATGGGCCGCGCGGATTTCTACCGCACGCAGGCGCAGCAAGGGCTCGGCTGGGTGCGGGAAGTGCCGAACGGGCAGAAGCCATGAACGAGCCGCTCGTCAGTGTCGTACTCAGCTCGTACAATCGGCCAACGTTGATCCGTGATGCGCTGGACAGCATCCTCGCGCAGACCTGGCCGAACATCGAGGTCATTGTCGCCGACGATTGGAGCGATCACGCTGTGCACGACGTGCTCGCCGAGTACGGCTCGTGCTTCACCGAGGGTCGCAGCCTGTTGTGCGTCCAGCCTGGACCGCCGCCGACGCCGGAGGAGCGCCAGCACGGTCAGCGCTGCGCCATCTGCATCAACACGGCGATGGCGTGCGTGCACGGGGACTTCGTGGTCTATTTACCTGACGATGATTTTCTTACGCTGGGCAGCATCGAAGTCCGGGTGCGGTACTTGATCGAGCATCCCGAGGTGAATGTGGTTTACGGGCGGCTGGAAAGCTGTAAGTCGCCCATGCCAGCAATGGGACTGCATTCGTTGCCTGAGGGGATTGACTGTGGCGAATTTGGGGTACGACCCAGCTTGCCGTCGTTCCTTCAGGGCGCTGGCAAGTGCAAGCATGACCGCAACAGCTTCTACTCCGCCGAACCCGTGGCGCGCATCGCCAACCGCTGTGACCACGGGATGCCGATGGTGCGGCGTGTACCGAACATGCTTGAGCATACAGGTCCCGACGGGTTCATCTATGGCGGCTTGGCCGGATTGCCGATGAGTATTCCGCAATGGCCAGAAACGCGAACGCGGGAAATCTTTCGGTATGAAGAGCATGGACGCATCCGGCAACTTGAAGAAATAGACGACGCGCCGTTTTCGGAATCGTGGTTGCCTGGTGAGCGCTTCGACTGTCCTGACGCTGGCTGGTTCTATCGCCTGGAGCTCGCCGGCCTCGGTCCCTTTCACAGCGTCCCGGACGTCGTGGTGGTCAAGCGATACGGGCATCCGTATGGACACCGAAGTGATCCGAGCAGGCGCGAGTGATGGCTCGATTCCGACTGTTACCACGCACACGGCCATCGGACCGACCTGCAGGTGCGCGAGTAGGAAGGACAGGATGGAACGCATAGGCCCTACCACCGGAACCGTTCTCAACGGCCACGACCCCGACACTGCGCTCCGCGACGAGTGCGCCATGGTGCTGCTGGCACGCATGGCTACTGATCCGGAGCTTGCGACCGCTGCGAAACAGGCGGTCGGAGCCGAGCGCGCCAGCGAGCTGATCGTGATCGCCGCGTTCGACGTTGCCGACGCCTTCATGGCGGAACGTCAGCGCCGCGGTCAATGGCACGCGTCTCGAATCACGCAACTACAGCCCCGCTTGCTGCGGGAGAAGGAGTAAGTCATGAGCACCCTTTTGCAACTCGGTCAGGTCGTCAGCGTCCGCGCGGTCGCGGTCATGTCGGACGGCAGCCGCCGTGATCTCCCTTCGGGCACGACGTTCTCGTGGGTAGCGATGGACACGACGACACTCGCCGTGCTGAACCCGCTGTCCGCGGTCGCGCAGTATCAGGTCATCAAGGCCAGCAGCGCGAGCGAAATGAACGTGATCGTCAAGACACCCGACGGCAAGACATGGACCCCACAGAACAAAATGCCGGTGCCTCAGCAGGGACCGACGCCGTCGCGCCCGTCCATCATCACGCTACCCATCACCGCGGCGACGCAGGTGGACGTGGAAATCTGGACGGTCTGAATAAGCCGTGGACCTCGACGCCCTCTATCGTCTCCGCTGCGGGACACCGCCATCATCGGTGGCGGTGCCCGCAGCGGTCCCCCCTGCGTCCGCCAGTGTCACCAGCGCCACCTGGGATGACGCTATGCTACTGGCGCTGAGCCGCGACACCCGCGCGTTCATCAACACCGGCCCTGATGGCAAGAGCGTCGACGACTGGTTCGATGTGCGTGCGCATGGGCCGATCCTTTACGCGCTGGCCAGGAACATCAATTGGCCCGACCCCCGCGCGCCGCGGCCGCTACGACCACCGCTCTGCTTGGAGATTGGTGTGCGTCATGGCGTCAGCACGTTGAACCTGCTGCACGCGATGCGCGAAGCCAATGGGCGCTTGGTGTCACTGGAGTGTGATCCGGACTGGGCGCGTGCCGCGGCTGACGTCATCGAGCGGGCCCAGCTGACGCCGTGGTGGGACCTGCGCATCCAGCGCTCCGACGACTTCGACTGCGCAACGCTGGGGCGGCCGCTGGACTTCCTGCTGATCGACGGCGATCACGGCCTCGACCAGGTGCGCAAGGACGTCGAGCGCTTCGTGCCGCAGGTGCGGCCCGGAGGGCTCATTGCGCTGCACGACTACTACTCCAAGCCCTGGCCGTGCGATCCGCCGATTCAGCCGCCGTTCCCGAGCTACGTCAGCGCCGCCGTGGAACAGCTGCGGCAGACGGGGTGCTATGAGATCTTGACACTACCGTTTTCATTCGGCCTGACGTTGGTGCGGGTGTTGTCGCCGGCCTTCGAGCCGGACGACCGGATTGTGGAGCTGTAGCCCATGGACCAGATGACCGACGAAGTGTTCCGCGAACGGCTCTGTGCCGCGCTGGCTGCGCATCCAGGAGCAGACTTCTGCGTTGTGTCCCGCGCGCGCTATTTCCTCGCGAGGGAGTTGACGCACGGTACATCGATCACCGTCGTACCAATTCGTGCCTCGTGGTGGCCCCACGACGCCTTCGAGGTCGGCAGCTCCACGTCGTGGGCCTGTGACGCTGGACATCCGCGATGAGCGCCGCCGAGCAATTCGAATCCGCGATGCGATCGACCTTCGCCGATCGCTTCGCACCGGACCAGGTAGAGCTGATCGCCCGCACAGGCCTCAGCTTCTTCCTGCGCTTCGCGACTAGCGTTGCCCAGACACCTGCGCCACGCTCGGCGCCGGTGAGCTTGGCGCAGCCGACGCTGCAACCGACGCGGGCAACGATTCTACCGCCGCCGTTGACCGCGCCACGACGTCTGGATTTCTCGCTGGCGGCGGAACGCGTGGACCTCCAACGCGCCATACGCCCCGGGAGTCCGCGACCATCGGGGGGCGGCGTCAACGCTCCCTGGCGCGGCCCGTTCGGCGACGCCGAGCTCGTGGCGCTGAGCCGGGACACTGCCTGGTGGACGGAGGCCGGCGACTTCTACGACTCACGGCCGCACTTGCTGGTGCTCTACAGCATTGCGAAGTGGGTCAACTGGCCCGACCCCGAATCTCGGGGACCTGTACGACCGCCAGTGGTGTTGGAGATCGGCGTACGTGAAGGCATCTCGACGATGCCGTTGCTCTACGCCATGCGCGAGACAGGTGGACTCCTGCATTCGCTGGAGTGCGACGCAGAGGCTGCCGAGAAGGCCGCGTGCTACGTCGACCAGGCCAAGCTGAGCCAATGGTGGGCGCTGCATGTGATCAACTCCAACGACTTTGAGCCGCCCGAGACGCTCGATCTGCTCTGGATCGATGGTGATCACAGCGAGGCCCAGGTGCGGGCTGACGTCGAGCGCTACCTGCCCCGCGTTCGCGTCAACGGACTCTGTCTGCTGCACGACTATTTTGAGAACGGCGCGGCCACGAACGCCGACACTGGCGTGGCGATCGTGGTGAACGAGCTGCGGCAGCGCCCGGAGTTCGAGGTGCTGACGCTCCCGTGGGGTTTCGGGCTGACGATGGTGCGGAGGCTGGAATGAGCCGCGACACCCTGGTGCTGCTGACCACCTACAACCGGCCGCGCATGGTGGCGGCGGCGATCGCCTCGGTGCTGGCGCAGGACTGCGACCGCTGGCGGTTACTTGTGCTCGACGACGGTTGCAATCCTGAGGCGCGCGCCGCCATTCGTGACGCCCAGGGCCTCACCGCGTGGGACTCCGAGCAGCACGTCGCCGGCGGCGTCGCGGTGAGCACCGATCGCGTGACCTGGTGGATGGGACCGGATCGCACGATGGCCGAGCGCAAGGCGACGATCCCCTACTCGAGGACCATCAACATCGGGCTGAATCATCTGCGGCGTGACGAGCGGTACCTGACGTATCTCTGCGACGATGACGTCCTGCACCCGCACAGTGTCCGACTGCGGGCCGAGTATCTCGATGCGCACCCTCAAGAACACGTCGTGTACGGGCGGCTGCGATCAGTGCAGTTTGGCGCCGATGGCTCCCGCAACCAGTGGCAGAACAGCGGGCCTCCGCAGCCGCTGACGGCGGACTTCCCGCTGCCGACCGGCCCGCGCGCCGCGTTGAACGGCGGCGCGAGTTTTCGCGCGCTGTACGACGACGGGGTGGATCCCGACACGCACGCATCCTGGGTTGAAGAGGGCTTCTGGCGTCCTGGGTTGATGCGCTACGGCGTCGATGGACGCTGTGATCACAACCAGGTGATGCACCGCGTCAACTGTCTGGGGGCGTGTTTGGTGTGGGTCGAGTATGGCCGCGTCCACGGCCCCAACAATGTCGAGTACTGGGGCGAGGACAATCGACACGGCGTGGGCGATGCGGCGTTTTTCGAGATGCTGGCCCGCGCGCACTACTTCGTTGGCGTGGATTGCTGGGCGGTCAGCAAGGCCTACCACGGGCTCAGCGATGGGATCAGCAGTGCCGAGGTGCGGGAGTGAGATCGCAGGGATGGTCGGACGGCGCGAACTATTACCACAACCATGTTTGCTATTTGTGCGGCTGGTTTGTGTGGCCGTGGCAGCCAATGTGGGGCGGCGTTAGTGGGTTATTACCTGCCCACATGATGTGCCGAATGTATCACAGGTATCCAACGACATGAGAATCCTGCTCCTCGGCACGTGGCACCGGCGCTGCGGGTTGCCATACTACTACCTTCGGGCGCTGCGGCAGCTCGGTCATGAGGTCGTTACCGTTGGCCCGTGGCGCGACCAGGAGCCGTGGGGGACGCGGGGGCGCGAGCCGCAGGCGTTTCTCAATACGAGCATGCCGGTCCCGTGGCGCGAGACAATTGCGGTGCTGAACTTCACTGAACCTCTCGACTGCGCGATCATTGCCAGTGGCGGCGAAGGCCTGCGCTGGGCCGACGGGGACCTGCCCGACATTCCCTGGGCGCACATCGACTCCGAAGGCGCCGCGATGGAATGGTCGCGGGGCCTAACGCCGCATCGCTACGCGGAGATCATGTGCAACGGCGCAGACGCCGGCGTGCAGTGGCTGCCCAAGGCGTTCGACGCCGACGAGCACTGGATCCCGCCGTACTGCGCGTCATTCTCCGGCGCCTCCCGCGAATACGACCTGGTCCAACTGGCCAGCGCCCGCGAGGCACGCCAGCACATCTGGCACACCGTGCGTGAGCGCGCCCCCGATATCCATACCTTCTTCGGTGATGTCTGGGGACCGCTGTACGCCTGCGCCTATCAGAACAGCCTCGCCACCTATTGTTGCTCTACGCTGGACTTCGTGACGACGCGGGTGTTCGAGGCGATGGCCATGGGATGCGTGGTGATTGCCGACAGGAACCCGTCGACGCTGAAGCTGTTCAACGATGGCGAGCACTTCATCGGCTTCGATCCCATCCCAGGACCAGGCGGCGAAGGGATGCCGGATCCCGAGTGGCTCATCGACACCGTGCGTCGACTCCGACGGGAAGGCGACGGCGGCATGGCGCAGCGGGCGTACGAGTTGGTGCGCGGGCGCGACTCGTATCAGCATCGGTTGCGGCGGGTGCTGGAAGGGATGGGGCTGCGGTGAGCGATTACTCGGTGGGGCAGATAACGGCCAGCGGCGCGCAGGCGGGTTACGTGGTTGATGTGGGGTCGTACATTCCCCAGGAGGCCTACTTCAGAAAACCTGACGGACAGGCACTTTGCGGGAATTGCAAGACGCGACCAGGCACAAAGTGGTGGAGCGGCGAACAGTTGTCAGCGTTGGAGTTTGCTCATGGGTGTCGTCCAGTGGCCTGGTGCGAAATGTGTGTAGTGACCGCGCAGATTGAATTTGTCGAGAAGCAGGCCGCACGACTCCCAGGTCTGCGCGAGCGATTGGCTGAGCTGACGAAGTAGAATGCGCGTCCTCTACCTCATGTCCCCGCGCGCCCACTCTCACGACCTGGGCGCGGACTTCCTGCTGGGTGGCTTCTACGCCACGCTCGGCATCGACAACGTGTTTGCGGTGCCGGAGTCCGATTCCCTGCACCGACCACGTGAGACGGCGGAGTGTCCGGTGTGCCGAGAGTGCCCTTACGACTCCGACCAGGACTGGCCGCGCAAGGGGCATACGGCGATGGACGTCATGGATGGCTGTGACGTGCTCTGCATCGCCACGCAACCCGGTGACCATCACATGCGCGCGCATGAGCCGTTGCTGCGCGCGTGGCCTCGCACCAAGCCGGTGATTGCCTGCGATCTGGGCGACGCCTTCGGTGTCAACAACGGCGACTGGTACCGCTCGCTCGCGGGACGGCCGCTGACCGCGCACTTCAAGCGCGAGCTCCCGATCGGCGCGACCTGGGCGTTGCCGCTGCCGCTGATGTATCCGGCTAGTCGTATCCCTCAGGCGCCGGTGCACAAGCTAGTACGGGTTTTCTACCATGCGAGCGGCCATGGCGACACGCTCGACGGCGCCGGCGCCGTGCGGCGGCAAATCGTCGATGACCTGCGCCGGAGGATGCCGTACGGCGACACGTTGAACGTCGGTCTCCACACGAGCCGCGCCACCAACCTGCTGCCGGTCGACTACCACACCCAGATGACCGAGGCGCTGGTGGGGATTTCGTGGAACGGCTTCCCCTACGTCCAGAACTGGGACTGCAATCGTGTCTGGGAGCAATTTGCCTATGCTGTGTGCCAGGTGATCGAATCCCCGAGGATCCAGATTCCGAAGCCGTTCGTGGACGGCGTGCATTGTGTGTACGCGCTCACTCCAGAGGCGGTGGGCGCCGCAGTGGAATCGTTGATTCACGAGCCGCAGCGGGCGTTGGACATCGCCAAGGCTGGACACGCTTGGTTTGCGCAGTGGCACACCAGCGAGGCCAGGGCGCTGTATGTGGCGCGGCTGGTGGAGTTGTTGGCATGAACCAGAATTGGATTCGCATCGATCACCGACTGAGCAACCGCGTGAATCCCTATCGAGGGTTGAATCCGTGGTCACTGATTGAGGCAGCGGTATCTGTCGGTGGCAATTTGTCGCGATCCGCGGAAGCCGCGCTTCATCTCTGCGTTCAGACGGCAAATGTTTTGTTCGGCCTGCGCATCAGGGACATTGATGTCATGGTGGATGTGGTACTGGCCGGCCGCAGCGATAATCTCGACACACTGTGGTTGTGCGGATGGGAAGAAGTCTAGCGGATGGCTGACCCCATCTACGTGCTGGGCGCTTACCAGGGCCACGACGGCAGCTTCGCCATTGTCGGCGACGGCAAGATCGTCCACTTCGAGCGCGAGCGCTTCACCCGCATCCGGCACGATACCCTAGCACCGATGGAGCAGGTCGACGACGCCTGCCGACTGATCGGGATCACCCGGGAGCAGATCACCTATATGGCCGGCGTATCGGGGATGTTCGGCATTACGCGCAACGGCTGGGACGACCTGATGCAGTTCGATGACCGCTCGAGCTGCGTGCTCGGTGGAGATCGCCGCGCCTTCGGCATTCCTCATCACACGGCCCACGCCGCGTATGCCTACTACACGAGTCCTTACGACCAGGCTTCGATTCTCGCGCTGGACGGCGGCGGCGACGCCTACAAGACGCCCGAAGGGCTCAAGGTGATCACCTGCGCAGTGGGCAATGGCAACGGCGAAACCTTCGGCATCCGCTGGCATCCCTGCCCTGGTATCGGGGGCGCCTGGAACGACGCCTCCCACCAGATCTGCGGCGGGCAGTTTCAAGAAGGCACCGTCATGGCGCTGCTCGGTATTCCCGCGGAGGATTTCACCGCTCGAACGGGAATGGACCCCGCCGTCCGATCGCGCGTGGCGACGCTCGAGGCCCAGACGATCGACGCGTTCCACGAGCTCGTGCCTGCAGGGCGTCCGGTGGTGATCGCCGGCGGCTGCGCGCTCAACGGGATTGCCGTGCATGCATTGCTCCGCTCCGGTCATGTTCCCGCTGCATGGGTACCTCCTGCGTGCGACGATGGCGGCCTGTCCATCGGGGCAGCGTTGTATGTCCTGCATCGGATCCTGGGAGAGCCACGCCGACGGTACTCCGTGGAGCAGGTGGCGTTTGCCGGCTGGACGGAGCCGGGATTGGAAGGCACACCCAATGTTGATCGCGTCGTCGACGCGCTGCTCGAGGGGCAGATCGTCGCGCTGGTGAACGGCCGCGCTGAGTCGGGACCAAGAGCGCTGGGTCATCGCTCGCTTTTGGCGGATCCGCGATCGCTCGCCATCAAGGGCCGGCTGAACGAGATGAAGCAGCGCGCGCCGTGGCGGCCGGTGGCGCCGGTCGTGCTGCGTCGACACGCCCGACGTTACTTCGACCTGATCGATCCCGGCGCCTACGAGTTCATGACCACGATCTGCCAGGCCACCGAGGAGATGCGGCGGCTGGCGCCGGCCGCTGTACACGCCGACGGGTCGGCGCGTGTGCAGCTCGTCGACGAGTCGTCTGTGCTCGGTCACATCCTCGCGGCGTTCGGTTGCGCAACGGGTGTGCCGATGCTGCTCAACACCAGCTTCAACGGGCACGGGCAGGCGATGGCAAACACCGTGACCGACGCGGAAGGTACGGCGCGGCAGTTGGGCGTGGATATGCTGGCGGTCGGCGATCGTATGGTGGAAGGGTAGATGAAGGTCGGCCTCATCATCCCTACTTGCACCCGTCACGCCATGCAGGAGCGTGCCTGGTGGAGTTGTCGGCACTTCTCTCAACGCGATACCCCGGTGATTGCTTTGCTGAACGGGATCACCGCTGGGGAGTTGCCGCCGATTCCTGAGGGCGTCGAGGTGGTGCAGCAGGTCGGCCGTTTCGAGGACGAGTGCGACCTCTGGCAATGGTGCCTGGACTACGCCGTTGCCCAGCAGTGGGACTGGTGCATGGTGGTCCACGACGATTTTGCGATGCGTGAGCCGGGCTGGGAGCATCAGCTGGAGCTGGCACACGGCTGGCGCGTGGCTCTGGCGACCTGGTGCGCCTACTCCGTGTGGGATGAGCAGGCCAACCCCAGCCTGCCGTCGGTTGATCATCTCGGCGTCACGTTGGACAGCTTCTCGTTCGGCTTCCGTGTCGACCTGTTCCGCGAACGGGGCTGTGTTGGGGCGTTGCGCTTCGGCTATGGCTACGGGGCGTGGGAGCCCTGTATTTGGGCGCTGCAACAGGGCTATGCCATCTGGAGTATCCTGCTCAACTCCGATCATCACTGGGTGCCTGACAACACACGCCGCGTCCTGGGCCTGGGGGCGAACGGGCATCCGCACTTCCAAAGCTACGCGACGGGCAAGACTGAGGTCTCCGCAGCTACGCCGGTCCTTCCAGCGCGCAGACTTGACGGTGAGCACATCGACGTTGCCGGCCGTGCCGTCCGGATTGCACCCAAGGGCGTGACCATGGCCGACGTGCTCGTGCACCAAGCGGTGCTGACATGACCGTCACAGGTTCGGTCACACCGTTGCATCTATTCCGACCGATGTACCGCGTCGACGAAGTGCTGGACGCCATTCGCCCGTGCCTGGAATCCGGTTGGACGGGCCCCGGTGAAACAACGCAGCGCTTCGAAGCGGCGTGGAGAGCCTTCACGGGATTGCCGCACGCGCACTTCGTCAACTCCGCGACGGCCGGATTGCACCTCGCTGTGCACACCTTGAAGTCTGAAGATGGCTGGCAGGACGGCGACGAGATCATTGCGACGCCGCTGACGTTTGTGTCGACGAACCATGTGATCCTCTACGAACGACTCCGACCGGTGTTCGCCGATGTTGATGAGTACCTGTGCCTCGATCCAGAGTCGGTAGAGTCCCGGATCACGCGGCGGACCCGGGCCGTGATGTTCGTTGGCATCGGGGGCAACACAGGACAGCTGCCGGAGATCATTGCGATCTGCCACCGCTACAACCTGCGGCTCATCCTCGACGCCGCGCACATGGCGGGTACCGAATGGAACGGCCGGCACGTGGGGTCAGAAGCAGACGCGACCGTGTTCAGTTTTCATGCGGTAAAGAATCTGCCAACGGCCGACAGTGGGATGGTCTGCTTCCGTGATCCAACCCACGATCACCTCTGCCGCCAACTCACGTGGCTCGGGATCACCAAGGACACCTACAGCCGGACTCAGGCGACGAGCGGCTACCGTTGGCAGTACGACGTGCCGCGCGTCGGCTTCAAGTATCACGGCAACGCGGTGATGGCGGCGATGGGCTTGGTGGCGCTGCGCTATTTGAAGGCCGACAATTTGCGGCGACGAGAACTCAGTCAGATCTACGATGCCGTATTGCCGGTGTGGGCGCAGCGAATCCCGCAAGCGCCCGGTTGTGTGTCGTCGCGGCATCTCTATCAGGTGCGCGTTCTGAACCGTGACCAGCTGTTGCAACAGCTAAACGCGCAGGGGATTTTCCCCGGCGTCCACTATCAGTGCAACACGAGCTACCCGATGTATGCCGGTGCCGCACGGTGCCCGCGTGCGGAGCGTGCTGCGGCAGAACTGCTGTCGTTGCCGTTGCATGTCGGGATGACGTTCGATGACGTGGAGCGCGTCGGGCGCGTGATGCGGGGGCTGCGATGAAAGCGCCCGCGCTTCTCGGTGCCCGCATCGCGCTGCGCCCCCTCACCGAGGCCGATTTGCTGCTGACGCTTGTCTGGCGCAACGCGAGCCGTGAGGCGTTCTTTCACAATGCTGAATTGACGATGGCACAGCATGAAGCGTGGTTTGCGAAGTACTTGAGCGGCACTGATACGATGCTCATCGTCGAGCACGACGGCGTGGCCATCGGACAGCTCGGCGTCTCCAACCACGACGGCGCGTCGATCGAGCTGGGCCAGGTCTTGATGGCCCCCGAACAGCGACGCAGGGGCTACATGCGCGAAGCGATTGCGTTGCTGTTGGACTGGCTCAAGACCCAGGGCATTACCCGCGTGATTGTAAACCTGAAGCCAGAGAACACGGCGGCGACGGCGCTGTACCTGGCGGTGGGATTCGGGGCGCGGCAGATGGAGTGGATGGCATGAGGGTGAATAAGAAGGAAGAGGCTGTTGCTTGGTGTCGCCAGATTATGCCGGGTGCGCGGTGGGAGATCGGGGGACCCTTCCGGGACGCGAAACCGGTCAGTGGCGGCGTCCCTATCCAGACTGTTCGTGGCACCGGCGTCTACAACGGCATCTATACCGTCGTTGACGAAGCGGATGTTGAGTGGATTCTGTCTCAACTCAATGAGGCTCCAAACGAAGCATCCCGTTGCCAAGTGCAGGTGGGGGTGTTGCGGTTCTGTGCGAGCGACGCAGAAGCCGTTGCAGCTGGCCTATGCGGTGACTCTGCTGCGCGAAAGCTGCTGATGGCGCTTGCGGAACATTGGCGTCGAATGGCGGAGGTCACTGCGGAGATCACCACGAATGCCGACCTATGAGTACCACTGTCCACGCTGTGGCCCCTTCGAGCGCCAGCAGCGCATTACGGAGCCCGCGTTGCGCCGCTGTCCGCGGTGTAGTGGCAAGGTGACGCGACTGGTGTCGGCAACGACGTTCGTGCTGAAGGGCAGCGGCTGGCCGGGGAAGGAAGTGCGGCGGTGAGAGTCCTCTACCTCGCCGGCTCCGGCCTGCATGGCCACGATTATGGCAACGCCTTCCTCTTCGACGGCCTGGTCTCCGTGCTCGGCTACCACAACGTGATCGATTGGCCAGCAAACCCCACGTACCACCTGGGCGACCCGGCGGAACGCGATGCATGCAGCCTCGACTCGGATCTGTTCTATCCGACGCGACCCGCGCCCGAGAGCGTCGAGTACGACCTTGTCGTGATCGCCATCCACACGGCAGAAGTGCGGCACACCGTACGCGCGCTGCCGAAGTACGACACGACGCCCATCGTCGCGGTCGACTACAGCGACCACGTCGGCAATCAGCGGGGTCTCTACGAGGCCTGCGCCGGGCGTCCGCTTGCTGCCTATTTCAAGCGGGAGCTGCCGCTTGGCGCCAACTGGGGTTACCCGCTGCCACTCTGCTATCCGGCGTCCAGGGTTCCGACGCCGATGCCCTCGAAGGCGCTGCGCGTCTTCTATCACGCGACCGCGCACGGCTTCGACGGCCCTGGGCGACCGCGGATGCAGATCGTCGAAGGGCTGCAAGCCGCTGTAGGGCGCGGTGAGATCACACGCGAGCAACTCGACTGCGGGTTGTACCGCGGGCAGGAGAAAGGCACACGGCCGTCTCCTGAGGAGTATCACGCCCGGATGGCGGAGGCGTTGGTCGGCATCAGCTGGAACGGCCATCCCTACGTGACGCAGTGGGATAACAATCGTTTCTGGGAACAGTTCGCCTACGGGTTGTGCCAGGTCGCCGAAGCGCCACGCATCCAGATTCCAGAAGCCCCGGAAGATGGCGTGCACTGCTTCTACGTGCAGCGCAGTGAGCGCGTGGCAGATGTGGCGCTGTGGTTGATGGATCGCGAGGACCGGGCGCGGCAGATCGCGGCCGCGGGACACGCGCATTTCCTGCGGCATCACACGAGCGAAGCCCGCGCACGGTACCTGTTGGACATCGTGGGGCGGTTAGGATCAGGGAGGACAGTGGGATGAGGGTGTTGTGTACGTACATGAGTCGCCCGATGTGTGTCGGGCTGTTCGTCCGCCGCGCGTTCCAGCAACTGGGCCACGAGGTGTTGACCGCGGGGCCGAGCTCGCCCGAGGTCTACGGCTTCAGTCAGTGGGCGGAGTATCGCCGCAACGATCTCGAGCTGCCCAACGCGCCGGTGGACATTGGGACCGTCGTCGAGCTGGCGCGCACGGACATGGGATGGTCACCGGACGTGGTCTGCACGGTTGATCAATACGACCACTTGGTTATCACGGGCACCGCGCCGGAGGGCATCAAGTGGGGACACCTGGCAATCGAAAATTTTAACGCCGAGCAGCACAGCCGCAGTCAACTCCGCGCTGCGGACTTCGAGGCCTACTTCATCCAGCATGACGACAACGGCCGCACGGCCAAAGTGCCGCTACCCGTCGATCGCCAGGGGCGTCCGGCGGAATGGTTCGTGTTCGGTGCGGACCCCGAGATTCATCCGCTGACCAAACCCGGCGCCGATCGCGACAAGCTGATCTGTCAGATCGGCACCCACTACGAACCCCGCCCGACCATCTGGAACCAGCTGCGCGCGCGGTTCGATGGTGCCGAAGCGATGCCGGCCCAGTGGTACGGCTCCAACCTGGGTGAGAGTGCCAGCACGATCTTCGGCAAGGTGTTCAGCTATCAGGGCATGGCCGACGCCTACAACCGGGCGCTCTGTGCCCTCAGCTGTTCCAACGTCGACTTCGTGCCCATGCGCATCGTCGAGGCGTTCGCCATGGGCTGCGTGATGCTGAGCGATCACGTCCCGTCGATGGTGTCCGCGTTCGGCGCGCCGCGGCGCTGCTTCGGACACGAGGGACCGACGGATCCCGACGGGATCTGGTTGGCGCACAGCCGCGATGCCGTTAGCATGGGAGACGCCGCGCAATGGGTGCGCGACAACCCGGATCAGTACGACGCCATCACGCAGCGGGCCTACGCGCTCACGATGGAGAAGTGGTTGTACAAGCACCTGGCGGCGCGGGTGCTGCAGGGCCTGGGGTTGGAGTGAAGCATGGCAGCAGACGAAGGGTCGGCGCGACTCCTGTGCGCAACCCGCGATGATCTCGAGCAGGAACTTGCGGCAGGGCTTGCCGGTGGCATGCACAGTGGCCAGCTGGCGAAGCGATTGATGGAGCGGTTCGGTTCGTCGATTCATCCGCTTGCGGCTGAGACACAAGTGGTGCAGCCGTCGCGTTTGGACGTCGAAGTTGGAACACTAGCGATCCATGCTGAGCGCAACGGCAAATGCGAGATTCTTATTGACGGTCGCAAGCCACTGCTGTCTGCCATCAAGGTCTGGTGTGAGTGGGGCGGTGATCGTATCTGGCGTGCGGAATTTACGGAGTACATCGACCCTCGTGTACGTCGCGTAGCGGACAAGGAGACATTATGAGCACTGGTGCCGTTTTTGGACTCGACTGCTGCTACGACGACTGCCGCCACGACAGTGTCCGCGGGTACCGCCTGCGCCTGAAGGTCCGCCCGGCGCGGCAGTGCCGGATCTGCAAGCGCGACGGTCAGCCGATACCGAGCCTCGACGCCGTGGACCTGGCCGAGCTGCTGACCATGTCCGACATCGACCTCGGCACACCGGCGGGTCGCGACGCGGTGCTCGATTGGTACCGCTGCAGCTGGCACTGCGTGGAGCCGTGGCGCCATCGCTTCCAGAGCGAGCGCAATGATCTGCTGTTCCGCGCCATTCAGCTCGTGTCGGCGAAGGAACAGATGGTGAGCCTCGGGGTGTCCGATCCGGACCTGGGAAGTTTCGTCGTCGAAGGCCATGCGTCGTTGCCGCCGTTCACGGATGCGCGGTTGCTCATACTGACGGAGGAGCCCCTTCCCAAGACGGCGGTGTACTTCCGCTGGCAGCCGATGGCCAACGAAGTGCTGACGCCGGACAAGGTCTACCAGTGCAACTTCGCGCCGGACATGCCGGCGCATGAACGCGTGCAAGCAATGGCACGGCAGCTCAGCGACGCCGAGTTCGTGGAGCTGACGCAGGCGAATGATGCCGGGATGCTCCGGGCGTGGAGCGCGATTCGCTGTCAGCACTGCCACCGGCCGCTGCCGCTGCGCGCGTTCAACACGTCGACGTTGCGCGAATGCGAATACGGCGACTGACTGTGGCGACCGCAACCATCGGCATCCCTGTCGGCGTGCAGCCGATCCTGGCCAGCGGCGTCTTGCTCTGGGAGCTCGCGCCCGATGAGCAGCGCGTGTTGACCGGCTATCGGTTGGTGAAGCAACAAGGCGCGGGTTCGTTGCTGGTGGAGTTCCACGACGGCGCGGCCACGAAATTCGATGTGCGGCCCAACGTCGGGAGCGTGAAGGATCTGAACGGTGCGATCGGGCGCCGGCTGCGCGGCTGAAACGCGAGGGAGGAAGCATGGACGCAGTGGAAGACGATTCGGGAACGCAAGATGAGCGCGAAGAAGCGGCTTGGATTGAAGAGGTTACTAAGGACTGGCCCTGGGTACTGAGGAAGGCGTGCTCAGACTCGTGGTATTATGCTTGTCGATTGCGTTCCGGGGAGGTGATTCACTTTGAATCTGCGGAGCCCAGCAACCCCTACTACGTTCGGCTAAACGGCGTGCGGTTTTTGCGAGGTGATCCGGGTGAGCTTGAAGTGTGCGGTTATGGTCGGGGACTCGAAGTGCGTGTGGACCAGATTGCGTGGATCGTGGACGGCGATTCTTAGCTCCTCAAACTTTTTTCAACTTCCCGCTTGACATGCGCTGACCTTTCCTTTACCCGCCGAAACAAGTCAGTTTGACGATAACGCCCTGCGGCGGCGCAAGCCTCGCAGGCGGACTGAACTCAAACGGGCGATCTCCAGACGGAGGTCGTCCGTTTTCTTTTTGGGATCGCGAGACGTGAGAGAGCGCGCAGACGCACACCAGATTGAGAAGGCCCCGCCCGGCTGGGAGGACACCGTCCTCGCCATGAAGGGCCACGCCGACATCTCGAATCCCTACGCCCTCGCCAATTGGATGGCCGACAAGGGCTACACGCCGCACAAGGAAAACGGCGTACCGTACGACGCGGCCGCACTCTATCGCCGCGCGTGCCATGAGGGGTGGACCGAGGCGAACAGCGCCAGCGCCCTGGGTGCCGTGCAGCGCGAGTCCGCGCGTGTTCCACGTGCAACGCACCTGAGCTGCTTCTCGCCGTTCCGCGAAGCCGCAGCCACTGCGGAATCCGGCACGCCGCAAGTCGTGCTGATTACCGCTGGTCCGGGCAACCGTCGCGACGGCAACTTCTATCCCCCCGATGTTATCCAGCGAGATGCCGGCGTGTTCGAAGGCGTCAAGTGCTTCCTGAACCATCCGACGCGCAGCGAGGACGAAGAGCGTCCCGAGCGCGCGGTGCAGGAGATCTCCGGCTGGTTCTCTGGCGTGGCGGTCTCTCCGAACACCGAGGTGACAGCGCTGGTCAACTACAAGGGTGATCTGCAGGGCCAGCTGGCCGAGGCTGCCGTCGAGATGCAGCGGTGCGTCGAGGCGGCCATTGCCTACGGGCGTCAGTATCCCGGCACCGACAAGGTGCTCCTGGGGTTCTCCATCAACGCTGAGGGTCCCTCGCACGTAGCGACGGCTGGCGATCTGATCGAGAGCTACCCGCAGTATGCCGCGGCGCTGGCGCTGCGCGACACGTGGAATGTCGTGGATGGAATCGCCTCGGCCATGTCAGTGGACCTGGTCACCTTCCCGGCCCGCGGCGGCCGCGTTGTAGGACTGACGGAAGCGCAACGGCTCGTCGAGTCCGACCGTTGGCGGGGGCAGTTCGAACGGGCGGTGTGGCGCGCGCAGTTCACGAACATGCTGAGGGCCGCATGAAGAAACGCACCGACGTCAATCCGAAGCGTGGCGTTGCCGAGTACGGCGATGTGACCTTTGGCGATCCGACGAACAAGAAGTATCCCCTCGACACTGCCGAGCACATCAAGGCGGCGTGGTCCTACATTCATCATTCGAAGAACGCCGCCAAGTACAGCGCGGGCGACGCGAAGTCGATCAAGGCGCGCATTGTCGCGGCTTGGAAAAAGCAGATCGACAAGGCCGGGCCGCCGGCGCTGCAGGAGTCCGACGCCGACACGCTGTGCGAGGCCTGCAACCGGCACGAGTGCGAGTGCATGGCGCCGAAGCTCGAGGCGCTGCGCATGCTGCGCGCGCGCTGTGCCGAGGCCACGACGGATCCGACGCAACTCCCCGACGTCGCTTTCGGCCTGAAGGCGTGGCGCGAAGCGGCACAAGCCGCTGGTGCGGAGGAGCAGGACCTGACGACCGTCGAGGACCTGCGCAATCAGGTGACGGAGATCACAGCGACCAGTGATCCGATCAAGATCGCTGCGGTGCTCGGTGCCGTCGGGGCGTTCCTGGATAGCGAGATCGCCGAGCAGGAAATCGAAGCCGACGAAGCGGACGAGAACGACGACGCCAGCAACGCCGATCCTGCCGCGACGGAACGTCAGATTCTCATGAAATGCGAACATTGCGGAGGCGCAAATACTTTCACCCTGCCGAGGGCGGCTGGGGGTGTAGGAGGGCACATGCCAGAGGTAACGAAAGAGGCAGCGAAAAAGGAATCGGAACCGTCGCCGGAGTTGGTCGAGGCGCAAGCCACGATCGCTCGGCAGGCTGCGGAACTTCAGCAGCTGCGCGAGGCCGCGAAACCCGCTGAGACGCCGAAGCTGGTGGAAGCCGAGCGCGAGGAACTGACGGCGTTGCGCGCGGCGGAGCGCTTCCGGACCCAGCGCGAAGCAGCCCAGAAGCTCATCACGGAGCGCGGCGCCGACGGCATCATCACCGTCGATGACCTGGTGGGCACCGAGCCCGGGAAGCCGGCGTTCGTCGAGTCGCAGTGGCCCGGCATCATCAACCTGGGCTTGACGCACGCGGGTCGGCATCCGGTGTTCAACACTGAAGTCGCCCAAGGTGGTCCGGCCGGTGGTCGCACGGTGGCTGGCAATGGCCAGTCGGCGCGGCAGTTCTTCGAGTCGGAATGGGGCGGCGCGCCGGCGTCGACCGACGAGTAAAGGGGGCACGCCATGGCGAACAGCAACGTGATGCGGTTCATCTACGAAGTCTTCGGCCAGGGGGCCGGGATGGAGTCGTACAAGATTTACACGTCGTCCGGCATCAACCAGGGCGACATGATGCAGTGGGACCCGAATGCCCGGGTCGCTACCAACGCGCTGCTCGCCTCGGGATCGATCTTCCTGGGCGTCAGCGATGACTGCAACCCGATGGCGGGCCTCGGCACGGCCAGCAATCCGCTGACGCTCGGCGCGGCGCGGATCAAGTCGAGCGGCATCTTCGTGTTCAAGACCACGAGCGGCGAGACCTATGTCCACCGCACGCCGGTCTACCAGGGCGCGGACCAGCAGACCATCAGCACCGTCGGCTCGACGCGCATGATCGGGCGCGTCCATCTGCCCGACGGCAGCTCGGTCACCGGCGCAGCAGGCACCTCGGTCAACGTCAATGTGATGGGCGACCTGACCAACAACAGCCTGCTGCCGTCGTCGGCGATTTCGTGAGCGGGGGGAGGTGTAGGTCATGAAGTTCACAGAAGCAGACATCAAGAGCATCGGCGGCCTGTCGCGGCGCGAGCGGGCCATGCGTGGCATCGGCGAGCTCGTCGACCTGGCGATTCCGGCCATCAAGGGCTTCAAGGAAGCCGCGGGCCGGCGTGGATCTCTGCGGCGCTGGATGGAGATGGTCGAAGGGGCCTGCAACCGGCTCCGTGAGGCCAATTCCGAGAGCGCCCTGGGCTTCCTTCTGCGCAAGGGCGTGCAGGCGATCGCTACCGACTGGTATGACGCCGTCGACGTCAAGTGGCGCGAGTACTGTGATGTCGCCAGCAGCAACGCGGTGGCCGAGTGGTATGCGCCGCTCTACACCGAGGCGATCGCGCTGCCGGTGAACGCGGGGCAACAGTTCTCCGACCAGAATATCGTCGGCGAAGATAGCTCGCTGCGTAATCGGAAGTTCGGTCGAATGATCTCGCTCGAGCGCGAACTCTTCGACGACGACCAGACCGGTCAGATCGCCAAGCGCGCCGGCGGCATGGGCCGTGGCATGGCCACGACCGAGGGCATCTGGGCGATCTATCGCTTCTTGGGGAGCGCCCGGACCTATGGGCCGTTGACCGTCCCGGCGTCGAACTACTCGACGACCAACCCGGCCGGCACATCGATCACCTCGCCGTTCAGCACCTCGCTGTACAGCGCCACGACCGGCAATCGGCCCTCGTCCTTCACCCAGCTCACCATGGGCGCAATGAAGAACGCCTATCAGGCGCTCCTGGTTGCGACCGATCCGCAGAACAACCGCATCGTCGTGAATCCGGACACGCTGCTCGTCAGCGCGATGGACAAGATCAACGCGGCGCTGCTCTTGGCACCGGGCCTCTACCCGGCGGTGCCGGGCCAATCGTTTGCCTCGGCAGCGAATGCCCCGGTGACCGGCGGTACGGTGTCTGCGGCAGGCGCCAACCAAGGCGTGCTGGCTGGCATGCCCGGTGGTGTGATGTCGCCGAATCCGTGGGCCGGCATGGGCATCAAGGACGTCTGCGAGCGCTACATGCCCGACTGGGCCTGTGCGTTGGGTCAGAAGGCCCGCGGCATCGTCTTCCAGGAGCGCGATCCGCTCGAGGTGATCCAGGAGGGACCCAACTCGGGCATGTCGTTCAGCTTCGACGTTGTGCGCTACCGCTCGCGGCGGCGCTTCGAAGTCGACTGGATCGGAGGCGGCAGCCGCTTCTGGTACCTGATCAACGATGGGACCACGACCGGACAGCTGTAAGCCCCGTGAGACCTCGTGAAACTTGGTACGCATCAGACAACGTCCTTTGCTGCCAGCAGCCAGGGACTGGAGCGTGCAGTCACCGCTGCGGCAGCGGCGACGGTGGGTGGCGGCGTGAGCCGCGGCGGCCTGCACGCTCCTCGATCCAAGCGTGAGCAGCTCTTCGAAGCGGTCGGCATCCGCTACGCAGAGCATCACGCCAGTAACTTGGTCGGTCTCTCTCGCGGCGTCCGGCGCCCGTTCGGATCCTGTGTCGAGGCCGGCCGCACGCTGACCTTCGAATATTGGTTCCCGCATTTGGGCATTGCGGTGGACCTGCAGCCTGTTGCCGAGGGCGACGTTTTGGCAAAGCAGGCCTGGTGTGAGCCCCGCGCGATCATGTACTTTTCGCCGGCCGCGTTGACGGTCCCGGGGCCTGATGGCCATCCGATCTGGAGCTGTGAGCCCATCAAGACGTTGGCCGATGAGCGCCGCGCAACACAGGTGGCTGCATGAGCATGATCGTCCAACCCGACGTCCGAACGGCGGTGGCGGGCGTCACGCTCGCATCGGGTGTGCAGGCCGTGGTGCTCGGCCCCTTCGATCTGTTGCGGGTGCCGCGGAAGTCGTTCACGTTGCTCAACGTGGGGCCGCAGACGCTCAGCGGTGCGGTCCTGCAAATCAATCCGGATCAGGGCGGCTCGGAGGCCGGCACGACCTCGTCGACGCCCGGCGTAGCGCTGCCGGCACCAAATCCGGCGCTGTGGGAGTCCACCGCGACGACCTGGACGTCTCTGGCTCCGGGGGTCGTGAGCACGCAGAGCTTGGCGGGATCGGGGGCCGTATGCGCGCGCTGGTGGCGCGTGGTGGCGATCAGTAACCAGTCGGCCGCCATCACGGTCTCCGGGTGGATGTATGGCACGACGGTGTGATCATGGCCAACTGGGCCTCCCCGATTGCGGACCTACGAACGTTCCTGCGGGACACCCAGAACGACAACCTCGTCAAGAACAAGAAGCTCTTCGGCAACACGCAGGCCGGGCAGAATCGAACGTTCATGACGTTCGAAGATCGGCTGTTGGCCTCGGGCAACCAAGCGATCTGCGGCGTTCCGCTGCGGTTGTTCTGGTCGGCGACCGGCGGCGACAATGGTGTCGAGTTATCGGCCTCGGGTGTCTTGGTCACCGATCAAGTGCGGGGCGAAGTGCAGACGATGTTTCTGGCGTCGGGGAATGGACTGCTCACGGGCACGTACCATTTTCAGCAGCACCTCGACAGCGAGCTGACGTTCTTTCTCAACCAGGCCGCGATCCAGGTGAACAGCGACACGCCGGACCAAGTGCTGCCGGGCCTTCAGCTCGCCGCGATGAACTTTGCGGCATCCATGGCGCACGGCGCGTTGGCGATTCGGTGGCAGCAGCGCAAGAGCGAACAGTTCCTGCTCGAGGACGAGCCGGCGCGCAAGGAAGCCGAAGCGCGGATCACGTTCCATCAGCAGGAAGAGGCCTCGAAAATGGCGGCGGGACTCGCGTTGCGCGACTCGTACTACGATCTGCGCATGTCGCGCGGGAAAGCGCCGGCCTATGGAATGCTGAATCGCATCCCATCGCCGTGGACACCGAAATGGTGAGCCATGCCTGAACTGATGAAGCTCTCGGTGAGCGAAACGCCAATCCCGTGGGTGCAACTGACGGGAGACATGGCGGCGCGCGCCCAGGACCTGACCCCGGTGTTCGAAATGGGCGATCAGGGGTTCCGTCTCGAGATGGCCGAGCAGTTCCGGACGCAAGGGGCCTACCTGCAAGGTGGGACACAGTGGGAAGCCTTGTCGCCGGAGTACGCCCGGCGCAAACCGCCACCGCCGGCGCCGTTTGGCATCCTGTACCGGAGCGGTCGTGGCTACGAGGCGTTGACCACCGAGAACGGGGAGCATGTCAAGGTCATCGAGCCGCAGCAGGCCTGGTACGGCGCGGCAGTGCTCGCGGAGGACGGCCGGACCAATTACATGGCCGTGCACGATCAGGGCCGCGGTCGGATGCCGCAGCGCAAGATCATCGTGGTGCGGGATCGTTTCCGGAAGCTCATGGTCAATGGGCTGCTTGCGTGGATTGTGGGAGGCCGTCGCCCAGGGGCGTCGGAATGAACCGTGGCGCTGAACATCGAGGCCATCGTCGACGATCTGTCGGCCTATCTTCAGGCGCATTTGCCGACGGCGCTGACCACGGTGATGAACGCGGCCAACAGCGTGGGGCGTCCGAGCTACGGCATCGCCGTGCCGGGAGCGGCCAGTTACTTCATCGGCGAGCAGAGTCGGTACCGGGCGTATCAAGCGCCGGCGCTGTTTCTCATCGTGCCGAGCACGGTGCGGCCGAACGAAGGTCGCGCGGGGGAATGGGCGACGATGCTCCATCAGGAGCATACGGTGCTGCTCGACATTCTCATGGAGGCGCCGGGCGAAGAGGCGCTGACGCGGTGCTGCTATCGCATGGCGGATGCGATCGACGCCACGGTGCACGACCAGGACATCACGCCACCGACGATCACCACCCGAGCGACCAAGGTGTTTGTGACGAAGGTGGACTACGGGGCCATGTTCACGCCGAAGGACAGTCCGCAGCGCGTGTTTCGCAAGGATGTGTGGGTGCAGCTGCTGGTGCGTCACGACGATCAGCTGACGCCGATACCGTAAGCGGGGAGGGGTAGAGTCATGAGCAATATTCCGACGATTCAAACAGCATCGACCAATCCGACACTCATTCAGGTCGGACCGGGGCTGCTCTACACGAACGTGACGAAGCCGGCCGACCAGGCGCAGCTGCTCGTCAGTGGCAATGTGTCCGGCGTGCAGGACCAGCGCGTGTACGGGCCGGCCCTGTACACGGTCAGCGGCACCTTTGTCGGATCGACGATCGGCGACAGCGGCATCAGCTACAAGCCGACGTTCGTCGACATCATGATCGAGACGTCCACGGCCAAGGTCGAGAAGGTGCTGAACACCGAAGAGGCGCACTGCACCTTCGCGCTGGCCGAGCTCACCGCCGAGGTTCTCCAAGCGGCGTCGCTGCCCGGCAGCTACTGGAACCAGCCGGTGGCAACGTTGAGCACCAGCGCGGATCCGTTGATGCCTGGCCAAACCCGCCACACAATCACCGTCGGCGGCTTGCGCCTGGTGGCCCCGCAGTGCATCGCCTTCATCTCGCCCGGTCGCCGGATCGGGACCACCGGTCCCTACTCATACGTCTTCTGCGGCTACAACGCCGTCAGCACCGCCGGTTTCGATGCCCCGTTCAGCCGCGGCAAGGAGACCGTGTGGAAGACGGACTTTGAGATGATCTCCGACACCTCACGGACGATCGGGGACCAACTCTTTCAGTTCGTAGTACGCCAATGATGGCTGATGTGTCGGTGCGTGCGGAGGATGAGCCGAGGGACTGATGGCTCCAACCTATACGGTATATGCGCTCCCGCTTCCGAGCGGGGGCGCTATCCGTGTCCGCAAGCTCGACCACCGCGCGCTCCTGATGCACGGGGTCTTGCTGCTGCCATTGCTCATGGCGGCCGCTGCATGTCAGGAATCGGAAAACGACACTCCCCCTGAAACACTGACGCAACTGGACGCGGCGTGTGCGGCCGCGATCGTGGACGCCGACGTCGAGGTGTCCGCGTTGCCGTTGGTGGATCGCATGGCGATCTACCAGTGGGCCACGACGCTGGAGGTCGAAGCGCCGGCGGTTCCCTGTGGGAGCTTCCCCTATCGCGAATCGGACTGCGTGACGCTCATCCGCGGGGATGGCGCGTTGCTCTTGGACGCCATGTGCCGTCGATACATGGTGCGCCCGTCGACGTGTCTGGGATTCGATCCCGCATCAACAACCGCCGTCGATCTGGACCTGGCCGTCGCGTATCGCGCGCTGTCTCAGGAACGGGACGCCGCCGGCGGCGAGCGGGAGGTGACCGACGTGTTCGGCGATACGCACCGCGTGCCGGCCCGGTACCTGGCCGATGTGCCCGGGGACGCGCGCGTCGTGCATGCCGATACGTATGCCAAGCGAGCGGCCCGTGCCGGTCTCCGGATGTTGCCGCTGTCGGCCGGAGGCCTGGAAGGAGATGGACAGATCGGGATGCAGCAGCGCTTTCACCAATAACGTCAGACGAAAGGAGACCCACCCACCATGCCTGAAGAAGAAGTACAGGCAGCTCCGCCACCGAATGACGCCCCACCGACGATCACCAGTCCTGCCGAGTGGAGGCGCCGCGCACGCGCCGCGTTTATTCTTACGCTGCCCAACGGATTCGTCCTCAAGGTCAAGCGCCCCGACTGGGCGAAGCTTGCTCGGCTGGGCGTCATCGATGCCCAGGCGCTCATCTCCCTGGCCGGCGCGTCTGGCGTCGTTCAGGTGCACCAGCTGGTGCCGCTGATGGACGCGGTGTTGCCGTATCTGGTGCTCGAGCCGCCGGTGACGCCGGCCGGCGAGGCTCGGGATGACGCCCTGTCTGTCGACGACATCGACGAAACGACGAAGATGATCCTGTTCGCCTGGGCAAACGGTCAGCGCACCATGGCGCGCGAGCACGAAGTGGAGTGACCGATAGCTCATGCCCGGTGACGACAATCAACTTCTGCTGCAGGTCCAGGCCGACACGAGCCGGGCCGTCTCCGAGCTCTCCGGCCTCATGTCGGTGCTGGGCCAGATCCACGGGCAGCTGCAGAACATCCTGAACGTCCAGGTTCAAGCCAACAGCGGCTTCACCCAGCTGACGAAGACGGTCGACGACGCCTCCGAGAGCTTCGGGGGCTTCGGGCAGGTGATGAAGGGCTTCAGCGAGACCTTCCGCTTGATGCCCGGATGGCTACAAGAAGCGATCGGCGCCATTACCGCTGTCCGCTTTGCCGTGCGCGAGCTGGAGGTGCCGTTTCAGGCGCTGAGCGACCTCACCCTCGAGCAGGCGGAGCGCTTCGCCAGCTTTGCGACCCAGGTGCACAACGCCAGTCTCCAGCTCGGTGTGTCGCAGGAGTTCATTGAGGCGTTCCGCATTCGGCTGACGTTGATCGGGCAGGACGCCGACACGGGCTCCTTCGCCATGCGCATTTTCTCGCGCTCCGTCGAAGCCGCGGCAGAGGGCAGCGGGAAGGCCAGCGAGCTGTTCAACCGGCTCGGCGTCCAGGTCACCGATTCTGGCGGCAGGCTCAAGCCGACGGAGGAGCTGCTGTTCGAGACGGCCCAGGCGCTGAACGGCATGCAGGACGGGGCCGCCAAGGTGGCCTTGACGCTTCAGCTGTTCGGCCGCCAGGGTTCACTGCTGCTGCCCGTCCTGGCGCAAATGGCGGGTGGCTCCGAGGCGTTCGTGGGGCAGCTCAAGGCCATGGGCGTCATTCTTGATGGCCAGCTGCTGGAGGCCGGGCATCGGTGGCACGAGGAATGGGCCACCATCGGCGTGCTCATGGATGCGCAGCGGCACATCTGGGGCGCGTTTCTCGCCGAGGCCCTCGAGCCGCTGGTCGTGGCGCTGGGCAGTGGGCTCAAGGCGGTCGTGCCGGTGCTGCAGAGCTTCCACGCAGAGATCGTGGTCGTTGCGAAGGTGCTGGAGTCTCTCGCGGTCGGCCTCGGGGTCTTCATCGCCTCGGAGGCTGTCGTGAAGGGGATCGCGCTCATCTCGGCGGCGCTCACGGGTCTTGGGGTGGAGTTGGGCGCCCTGGAGATCTCCCTGGCGATATTCGACGCGCTGATCGGAAACTGGCCGGCGCTGCTAGGCGCCGCGGCCGCCGGTGCGACCGGGTTGTACCTGGCACTGCATCAATCGGCGCAGGGAATGGCAGAGACGCGCGCGCAGCTCGAGTCGCTAAAAGCCAGCGGCGCGCTCTCAGAACAAGAGTTCCAGCGGCTGTCTGCCGTGCTGGATTCTTTGCCTGTGCAAAGTCAGCCCGCGACCGAATCCATGAGCACCATGGAGCAGGCGGCTGCGGGGCTCGGGCGCGCCGTGGAGACGCTCTATCAGTGGCTCGTTGCTGTTGATGAGACCACGGGACAGATGCCCGAGCACTTACTCAAGGCTGCTCACGCGTTGAGCGACGCGGTTGCCACCACGCTGCGGATCAAGCCCGAAGCGTTGCTGCGCGACATGCTGCCGCCCGACATAGCCGCACAGCTCGCGGACGCAACCGTGCAGCAGCTCGACAAGGTCTTGAAGGCATACCAGGCAACCGACAAGGCCGCTGGGGAGCTTGCTGCAGGTGAAGCCGAGCGCACGAAGGGAAAGATCGCCGGCATCGATGCGCGGCTGGAGGCCGAGAAAACCGCCAACGCAAAAGAGCTGGAGATGCAGCGTGACGCGCTCATTGCCCGTGAGCAGGGCGATGTCTCGTCACTCAACAAAGGCGGGAAGGCCTACAACGATTACGAGGCGGCGAAAGCCGAGGCGCGCGCCAAGGATCTCGCGGCAGAAAAGACCGCCCAGAACGAACGCGAGAAGCTGTCCTTTGACGAAGGCCAGGCCATCGCCAAGACCGCCATCGACGCGCGCGAGAAGGCGACGATCGCCACGCTCGACATCGCTCAACAGGGCGTGAAGCAACTGGCCGCCGTCCACCAGATCAGCGCGGCGCAGGAACTCGAGCAGCTTCATGCGCTGGAAAACCAGAAGCTCGATGCCCGCGTCAAGGCGCTCCAGGACTGGCTCGCGGTCGCAGTGCTGGAGCCCAGTCAGATCGCGGCCATCAACGAACAGATCGCGCAACTGAATCGGCAGCGGACAATTGGCGATGCCGAGGAAGTCACCAAGCGCATTGAGGCGATGGAGAAGGAGCGCGCCGCCCAGCAGAAGCTGTCCGACGACGTCCAGGCCTACTATGCAAAGGCGTTCGGCACCGAGACGCAGAACAAGCTCGCCGAGCTCGCCAAGGCGCACGACAAGCTCGTTGAGGAAATCAAGAAGTCCGGCCACCTCGAGTATCTCGCCGAGGTCGATGCGGCGTACGCGCAAATGGTGGCTGATGCAAAGGGCTCCGTCATCGATCTCGGGAAGGTGTTCACCCAGGCGAGCGACGACGCATTCAACGCCGTCATCAACGGCACCCGCAAGGGTAGCGATGCGCTGCAGGCCTTCACGCAGTCCATTGGAAAGCAATTCGCCAAGGGATTCGAAGAGGCGCTGATCAAGAAGATCGGGTTTGATCAGAAGTTCAACATCAACATGACCGAGACGCTGCCCGGCATGGCTGCCGAAGGTGGCTCCGGCATCGTGAAGAATATCAGCGCAGCGTTCGATCTTTTGAGCGGAGGCCCAGGAGTCGGCCGCGGCGCGACTGTGTCGGGTGGCTTGGCGTCCTGGACGGGTGGTCCGCCAACATACACGACCGCGACCTCCGCGACGGCCTTGACCCAGCAGGAATCGGCGCTGCTGTTTCCGCGAGGGCAAAGCGCCTCCACTGGCGGCCAGGACTTTTCCGCACAGGGACAGCAGGTGGGTAGTTCTGGGGCCGCCGCCGCCAGCGGGAGCGCCGCGGTGGCGGGCTACGCTGCTTTGATTGCTGCGGGCATTCAGGGAGCCATCAACGCTGGCGAAGGGCTCTCGAATGCCTACGATACGAAGAATGTCTTTCAGGGATTTCACTACATCTCTCCTGCGGAACGTCAGCGGATCGCATATGAGCAGTTTGGCGAGGGCTTCCTGGGGGCGTTCGGGTTCAAGAGCGCCGCGCTCGCGAACATCGTGAACGCCATTGAGCCCGGACAGGCGACGTCCTCGCTGTTCGGCGGTGGAAGCACCACGGGCGGCAAGCTGGCGATGGCGTTCTCGAATCCGATTGATTTGCTTGCGAGCCTGATCATCGGGCCCGGGCCGACACTGGAAGACCAGTTCGGGAAGTCGCTCGACAAGGCCTTCGCGAAGGCCAACATCCCGCAGGCGGTGTCGTTCAAGGACTCCGTGTATGACCGACCGTTGGCGACGATCGCCGCGCAGAAGGATGCGGGGAAACCGGAGTTCCAAAAGATCCTACAGGGCAACCCTGCCTCCGAGGTGCTCCGTGATCCCCTGGCTGGCCTCGGGCAGGTGTTGCAGGGCGGCAACGCCCAGTACGGCCTCATGTGGGCCAATACGATGGTCAACAACTTCCGTGCGCTGGGCCTCTCGATCGACCAGTCGCGCATGTACCTCTCGCGATTTCTCACGTCGATCGGCGCAACGTTGCCCAATGTGCTCGATGAAGCCAACAAGCAGCTGCTCACCAGCAAGATTACCCAGGACCAGTACAACGCCTCGGTGGCGGACACCGTAAAGATTTTCGCCTCGGACCTCCCCCAGGGCGTCGACGCGGGCGCGTTGGCGCTGCAATACATGGAGAAGGTTGGCGACAAGTCCATCGTGAACGTGGACGAGCTCGCGGCCGCGGTTCAGACGCTGACGACGGGGCTCAACAACCTTGCCTCGTCAGCGATCACCGCCAGCATCAAGGCGCTGGCGACCGCGCTGAGCCTCACGCCCGAACAGCAGACGGCGCTCACGCTGCAGGAGCAGGCCGCCGAGCGACAGTACGCGCTGAGTCAGGCGACCCACGAGAGCAACATCAAAACGTTGGGCCTGCAAATCGAGCAGGCACGACTCTTCGGCGACACGGTCACAGAAGCGCAGCTCCAGATGCAGCGCGCCTCCGAGGAGTATGCGCGCGAGGCGGAACAGGCCGCCGAGAAGCAGCGCCTGGCGGACAAAGCAGCGGCCGATGCCCTGGCCTCACCACAGGGGTCGATGCGCGCCGCCATCCAGCAGGGAGTCCGCGACGCCATTCTGAGTGGCGTAGTGGACGCGCTGGTCAAGCAGGGCGTGATTCAGGTTGCCCTGGCCCCCATGTTTTTGGCGCTCAAGGCGTTGAGCACCACGCTCAGTGATCCGAACGCCACGAAAGCGCAGGTCGATGCCGCTTTCGCGGCGTTCGATACGGCGCTGACCACTGCCGGCCCGAACATCTCCACGGCCCTCGGGACGATCAACCGCATTATCAGCTCCCCAGGCCTGACCACGATCTTCTCGACCGTCAACAACCTCGGGCTGCCAAAGCTGGCTGCAGGCGGCATCGTCAGCGCGCCTACGTTGGCGCTCCTGGGCGAGCGTGGTCCGGAGGCGGTGGTGCCATTGTCCCGAGGCAATGCGCTGGCGCCGACGGTTCAGTACGTCTTCACCGGCAACTATATTCTTGACGAGGCGAGCGCGAACCGGCTGGCGCGCCTGGTCAGCAACGTCCAGATGCGGGACATCAAGCGCAATGCGCTGCTGAGCTGAGATGGCCACTACCTACCCGCTGCCGCTGCCAAGCGTCCGCGTCTGGGTCGCGGGCGTCGATCGCACGGCGACGGGCGAGGTGATGGCCTCCACGATCCAGGTCCGTCAGATCCTGGGCGCCCAGGTGGACTCAGCGTCGTTCTCCCTGTTTCCCCCAAGCTCATGGCGGACGGCAGGGGGATCACTGCCCACCGTCGGCCAGTCGGTATTGATCGAGGTGCAGAACGGTACGGGCCAGCCGTTTGTCGCGCGGTTTGGCGGATCCATCAGTCACGTGACGCAGGTGAAGGTGGGCCCAGGCGCGGCCCGCTGGGATATTCAGTGCGTCGACTACACCAACCTCCTGGCGCAGATTCTGGTCAACAAGACGTACGTCGGCTGGGAAGTCTCTGACATCGTCCGCGACGTCGTGCGCCAGTACGCCCCGCAGGTCATTATCGACGCGAACGTGATGGACACGGCCACCATCCTCGATCATGTGAGCTTTGCGTTTGTCTATCCCTTGGCGGTCGTGCAGCAGCTCGCGCAGATCGTTACCTACGAGTTTTACGTCGACGCCACGCTCGTGCTGCACTTCTACCCTGCCGGTACAACGACGCAGGCCTCGGCGGAGTCGGTCACCAACACCAGTCAGAACTACGACAATCTGTCAATCGAGCCGCAGCTGGACCAGGTGCGCAACCGCATCTTTGTGCAAGGGGGTGCGGCATCCTCGACTCCTGTCATCGACCAGTGGGACGCCGATGGCCAGACCACGGTCTTTCCGCTGGCACACGATAACGTGGTCGCCACGCTGACCATCAGCGGCGCGTCGCCGTTCATGACGATCGACGGCGTCGCGCAGCGCGTCGGTCTGGCTGGGGTGGTGGACGAAAGCACGTTCGCCGGCGGCTTCATTCTCGAGCCGGGCAACAATGCGCATGTCCGGACCCCGGTGGGCACGGATACCATTCCCGATGGCTCGCGGGTGGTGTTCTCGTACCAATGGCAGGTGCCGATCTCCGTGATGCGCGAGAGCCAACCGTCGCAAGCGGCGGTCGCCGCCCTGGATGGCACCGCCTATTCTACGGTCGTCCTGGGCGACTCTCCAATCTTTTACTGGCGCTTGGATGAGGCGTCAGGATCCCGCATCGCGAACAGCGCGGCCACCGGGGTCACGTTCTCGGGAATGCTGACTGGCAATGCCACGCTGGGCATCGCTGGGGTGATTCACGCGGATACCGACACGGCGCTGGATCTCGCCGGCGGTCGTATCCTGATGGTGAGCGGGGCGAAGATTCCCACGAGCAACGGGAGCTTGGAGGCCTGGGTCCGGACGTCGACATTCCAGACTGGCAGCACGTTGCCCGATGGCAGCCCGGCCTATCGTGACGCGGGTATTGTGGGGCAATGGGACACCGCGTTTGCTCGCGGCGGCGCCGCGCTGTGGGTGACCTCTGGCGGCACGTATGGGTTGGCCTACGACCAGAACTATCCGACGAATCCGCCACTGGTAGCGTTTGCGGCCAGCGGCCAGCCGACCGGGACCAACTGGGACCATGTGGTCGGCACCTGGCAGACGGTGGGCATCTCGCGGGTCCGGTCGCTGTACGTCAACAATACGCTCGTCGCGCAGGACTCGGTACTCCTCAACCCCGGCACGGTTCCGGGCAGCGGCATCGAGATCGGCAACTACAACTACGACACCGGCAGCCACCGGTTGCTGGGGTCGTTGGACGAAGTGGCGGTGTATGCCTACGCGCTGTCCGGGACGCAGATTGCCGAGCACTACAATGCGGCGCTGTACGGCGGCGTCCGCGACTATGCCGTGAACGATACCTCGCTCACGTCGTTTGCGGTTGCGCGGGCGCGCGGCGACCTGGAGCTTGCGCGGTGGAGCAACGTGGTCACCGTCATCAGCTTCGACTCCTGGGTGCCGACGTGGAAGGTGGGCGACTCGGTGCCGGTGGTGGTGACGCCGGCGGTCACGGGGTTCACGTTCTCCGGAACGGCCTTGGTCCAAGAGCTGGACGTGGGCTTCGTGGGAGCGGAGCGCGCGCGGTACTCCGTGCAGTGCCAGGCCACCCGGTTCAACTTTCTGGACTATCAGCAGATGTTGCTGGGCGTGCAGGCGCAAGCAGTGCAGCAGGGCCAGGTCGCGGCGCTCAATCTCATCGAGCTCGACGCCGCCACGACGTTGCTGGTGGTGCCGGGTTCGGTGACCGCGACGGTGAACACGCCGCCGTTCCATGTGGCCCCGGATTGGGGCAGCGGCACGACGCCCTACATTGTGGCGAGCTACTGGGTGGTGGATCCGACGTTGTACTGAGGCACGCTATGGCGAATGCAGTGTTGACGAGTGGAGGGCTGGCGTTCTTTCGGGATTTCGCCATCGGGCTGAATCCGACGCCGCCGATGTGGATTGCGGTCTCCTCGGGGACACTTCCTTCGCCCCCGGCCCCCGGGCGGTTCTGGTGGCAACTGCCGGCTGAAACCTTCCGGACCGCGATCGTCGGTGCGGACGCAGCGGGCACCGCGGCCATCTTCCACGCCTTCTTGGGCCTCACGGACAACCAGAACCAGGTGGTCTGTTACTACGGGCTGTATGGGGGCAGTGGCGCCAACGGCGCGGCCAACAGCGGGACGCTGATTGCGGTGGCGGCGGAGCCCTCGCCGTACGGCAAAAACGCCTCGAGCACGGTCAATCTTGATCTGGTGCTAACGATGAGCGGCACGGTGAACTGAGGACACAATGAAAAACGACTGGCAAAATGGAGATAGCGGCACGCGATCGCGGATGAATCAACCGTTCTGGATCGCCTCCGGCACGGTGGCCGCTGGTGGTGATGCAGCCGGGGTCGTGCGACTGTTCATCAGTCCCGGGAGCCTGCGGTACCCGTCTGGGCCGGCCAACCAAGTGGGCATCGGCGGTCCCGGCTACGTGTTTGCCAGCGGGATGCAGTCGATCTCATTTGGCCCCACGGCGGCCGGGACCGGCTATTCGGTGTTCGTGCGCTCCGACGGTACCTTCCTGGTCTCTGGTGCGGCGGCGTTACTGTCTCCTACGCAGCCTCCCCGGTGGGATGCGGAGTACCTGGGATGGGTGCAGACGGGGAATCCGTCAAACGACACCGCCCATCTCATGGGACCGTGGAACGACTCGAGCAAGGAAGCGCGAGGGCAGTATGTCGCGATCACCGCTACCCGCAGTCGTTTGGTGTACCAGACCACCGACGGGGACTTCACCTCGAACTCGGGACCGCCCATCGGCTCCATCGCGTCGATCGCGGGCAGTGGTCCGATCGATAGCGTGCACGCCAGCGGAATCGCGTGGCTGCAACTCACGGACAACCAGATCACCGGACAAGTCACCGAGCTGCGCGCCACCGTGAGCGTGGTCCTGTCTGGCGCCGCCTCCAGCGGCACACGCAACGTCTACGGCACCACCGTCCCGATTCCCTCGATGGTCACCGTTGGGCTCACCCTGTGGCGCGGGGAAAACAGCGTGAGTAGCGGAGGGACCGATACACCGCTGACCACCCGGCTGGAGACCGTGCCGCTTGTCGTCGCGCAGAACCCGGATGATGTGAGTTCGCCGGGTGCCAATGTGTTTGCCACGATCACCCTCGGTGCCGTCAGTGTCACACGAACGGCGATCGGCTACGGCCTGGGCGTCTTCATCCCGCGGTTTCCGTACACGGTCGTGTCTGGATCGGCCCTTTCTGAGTCGGGTTCGCCCGCGGGACTTCGGGTGTTGGGCGTCAGCTTTACGGCGCGTCCGGGGCTTCTGGGAGCGCAGCGCAGCGAGTTGACGTAAAAGTCAAATGCCGAATCTCAAGACCGGGCTGACGCCCTCTGGCGGAGCGGCCGGCAGCACGCCGGTGCCGCAGACGCGTGTCATTGCGACGACGTCGCCACTGCAAGGCGGTGGAGACCTTAGTCAGGATCGGACGTTCTTCATCACACCAGGGGCCTTCGGCGACGCGTTTCTCGCCGGCAACAACCTCTGGCGTGGCACCAACGTCTTCACGGCGCCGGTCACGGTCAACGCGGCCATCAACCTCAACAGCGACGTCGGCGTAAATGGGGCGATCACAACGCCGTTGTACAGCACGGGGACGCTGTCCCTGGGTGGTCAGAGCCATATCCAACTGCAGCTGATCGACAACCCCGGGATTTCCTTGTTTACCGGCGCGGTGTTCAACGGAGCGCTGGCGGGGTCCAGGCGCTACCTCACCAGTGGCGAGATTGCTGCCGGTGGCGGGGGCGGCAGTGGCGACGCGCTTCGCGGGTCCGACAACTTTTGGACCGGCAGCCAGAATGTCTTCAGCGCCGGAACCACGGTCACGCTGAGCGGCTTGACGCGGTTCGGCTCCGCCGGTGGCACGCGGGTCAGCGCCGCTGGTGAACTGCAAGTTAGCGGTGGCGCCATCACCTACGGGAACGGGGTGTTCCTGGGGAACGTTGGTATCGGCACCGTTGTCTCTCCCGCTTACAGCCTGGAGATTCGCGATAATGCGGATGCCCTGGCCGGCATCTTTTGCGCAAACGCTAGTGCGACCGCGAACGCAGCGGCGCTCAACATCTTCCAGAACGACGTGGGCCACTCGTTGTTCGTGGCGATGTTCAGCTCAGTCAACAGCGACCCAACGGTGGCAGATCGCGCCGCGGTAGTAGGTGTCGGCGCAGCCCTGAGCCTGGCGACTGATCAAAGCAACTTGCGACTCAGCGTGAGTGGCCTGGAAACGGTGAACGTCCGGGCTGACGCAGTCGTCCCGACGGTACCGCTCTACCAGAACTTCATCACTGGCGGAGCGCGGTATGTGACCTCCGGTGAATTGCCGACGGGCAGCGGGACTGGGGATGCGACGCGGAGCAGCCCCAACTATTTCAGCGCGGCCAACATCTTCTCCGGCAACGTCACAATCAGCGGCCGCCTGTTCGTTCCGGGGGACACCCAGATCAGCGGTACCCTGGCGCTTTATGCGAAACCCATTCAGCGCGTGGGGGCAGCGTTCGCTCCGGTGGGAAATGCGGCCGATGTCTTCCAGGTCGGCTCGACGCGCTATGCGCTGTTCACCGGCGAAGGGAACGCGTCGACCGGCTACAACCTGGCACTGGTCGGCTCCGGATCGATGGCGGGCTTCTTCCAGTTCAGCCAGTTGACGCTGGGAGACCGGATTGCGTTTGCCTCGATCCCAACGGTGTTCGACAGCGCCAGCGACATTCAGGCGAGCGGTGTGGTGCGCAGCTATCGCCGCACGACGTTCGGCGCCACCGGTGGCACCAGCATTACCGGGAGTGACCTCACGGTCAGCGGGGCCGTCACGACCTGGGGCTCGCGCGACGACTTCCTGATCATCGGCGACTCGACGGGGGCGTCGCTGACCGTGTACGGCCAGAACAAGCCCACCGCACTCACCTATCTGCTGATCGGCAGCGGGGACGTGCGCGGGGCAGCGACCTATCGGCAGTGGACGCCCCGCGACACGTTGGTCTTCATCGACGTGCCGTTGTTCGCCGTCAGCGCGACGGGGCCGCATCGCTACGTGACGTCTGGCGAGCTCCCCACCGGTGGCGGAACGGGCGATGCCACACGCACCAGCCCCAATTTCTGGACCGCCGCCAACGTCTTCGCCCCTGGGGCCTTGGTGACGTTCAGCGGCCTGACGCAATTCGGCTCAACGGGGAGCACCAAACTGACAGCAGCTGGGGATCTCCAGGTCAGCGGCAATGCGCTGGTCTACGGCAAGGTCGGGATCGGGACCAGCGCCGCACCGGATGGGTATCTGCACATCAAGGCGCCGGCGGAAGCGGGGTTCGGGAGTGGACCCGCCACGGATCTCATCCTGCAGTCAACCGACGGCGATGCGCTCTTCCGCCCGCAGGGTGGCACGTCGACAAGTTTTGCCGGCGTCGAGTATCTGGACAGCACGGGGACCGCCGCGGTCTTCACGGGATTCAAGCAGTCCACCGCAGAGTTTCGATTCAACAACATCTACGCCGCCGGCACGATCAATTTCCTGATCGGGGGCACCAGCGCGCTCCTCATTACCAACAGCCGCAACTTAGGTGTGAACGTCGCGTCGCCGAGTGCCCGTCTCGAGGTCGGCGGCAACACGGTGCTCGGTGGTGACGTGAGCGCGAGTGGAATTGCCCTGCTTTATGGTCCGGTGACGGCCCCGACCGACTTGATTATCAGCGGCGTTACCTCGGTGCACGTCGTTGGTGCCCCGATGTACTCGAAGTTCGGGACACTTGCCGCGACGCGGTTTGTGATCAGTGGGGAGCTCACTGCGTTGGCCGTCCTTGCTGGAAACAACACGTTCACCGGCACCAATAACTTCACGGGCGTGTTGGAATCAGTGCCCGTGCCGGGTGGCGGTGGTGTCTCGCTCGTCTTTCAAGCGCTCGATACCAACGGCTATTCGTTGCAGGCATCGACGGTATCTGGGCTGTTTATCGGCACGCAGGTGTTCAACCCATACAACCCTAAAGACCAATTGCTCTTTCATGCCCCGGTTGGTGCACTAACACTTAGCGGCGGCGATCCTGTGGTTAGCTACGTATCTCTCTACAACCAGCGTGTTGCCGGTGCGCAGCGGTATGTCACGAGCGGTGAACTACCTGGGGGTAGTGGTAGTGGCGATGCAGTACGTGCCGCGGACAACTTCTGGACCGGTTCGCAGAATGTGTTCAGCGCCGGAACGACAGTCACCATCAGCGGCACCGCTATCCTCAATGACCTCACGGTATCCGGTACCCAGGTTAGCTATGGCACCACGACCTACCGTGGCAACGTGTTCTTCAAGTCGCAGGCCAGCTATTCAGCCAATCTGATTCTGGTCGGCAGCACGCAAGCGTCGAGTTTTGCCTTCTCGCCGATCGTGTTCCTGGCTTCGAGCCCGCTGCAAATCAGTGGCGCCTCGATCGTCTATAACGGCCTCTATGCCGGCCAGATCACCGGCTCGCAGCGCTATGTAACGTCGGGGGAGTTGGGCGCCGGCACGGGTGATTTCGTCAAAGGCTCTGCCAATTATGTGACCGGCTCGCCGATCGTCTTCGGGCCGTCGACCGCGGTGAGCGTCAGCGGCGTGACCGTGCTTCGCGACACCAGCGTCTCGGGTGCGCTCATAACGTATGGCAATGCCGTCGACTCGGTGGCCATCGGCACCCAGGTGGGCGATGGGCGCCCCTATCAGTACTTCGGCGGCAACCGCGCAGATGTGAACGGCAACACCTGGGCCGTGGTGGGATCGGGCGGCATCACGGGATCGATGGTGCTGATCGGAACCGCGATCTTCACCACCGGCAACAGCGGCGACAACCTGGCGTTCCTGTCGCCTGTCGGAACCAAGGGTATTGGCAACACCGGCACCATCGTCACCACCGATCTGCAGGTGAGCGGTACGACGCTGGCCTATGGTCCGATCACCGGCGATCCCAACGTCATGATCAGCGGCTCGCCGATCAACGTCATCGGCGGCGCGATGTTCAACGGCTTTGGTACCGGCGGCGGCGCGCGCTACATCACCTCGGGAGAGCTGACCACCGGAGCGGGAACCGGGGACGCCACGCGGACGAGCCCGAACTTCTGGACAGCCGCCAACGTCTTTGCGCCCGGCGCGGTTGTCACGTTCAGCGGCCTGACGCTCTTTGGGTCGACCGGGAGCACTAAACTGACGGCAGCCGGCGATCTCCAGGTTAGTGGCAATGAGCGCGTCTACGGCAACCTTGGCCTCGGGACTGGGGCTGCGGACATCTATCTGCACATCCGCGGCGCGGCGCAGTCTGGTTACGGCAGCGGCGCGGCGACGATGGTCGTGTTGCAGTCCACGGATGGGGATGCGTTGTTCCGTCCACAAGGCGCAGCCTCGACGAATTTCGCTGGCGTTGAATATCTCGACAACACGGGTGCGGCCGGAGTCTTCACCGGATTCAAACCATCGACTGGCGAGTTTCGCTTCAACAACATCGCGAGCGGTGGGTACCTCGACTTTCTGATCAATTCCTCCAGCCGGTTCACGATTCAGAATGCCGGCACCACGCTTAGCGCCAACCCGATCTACAACGGCAGCGTCACCGGGGGCAATCGGTATGTGACCTCGGGCGAGCTGCAAGCCGGTGCGGGGACGGGCGACTTCGTCAAGGGCTCGTCCAACTACGTCAGCGGCCCGCAGCAGGTGTTCGGCGCGACGACAACGCTGAGCGTCAGCGGCAGCACGGTGCTCCGCGATCTCACGGTGTCAGGATCGCTGCGCACGTACAGCGATGCGTTCTTCAGTGTCTCGGGCGGCACGGTTATCTCATCTCAGGGGCTCGTCCAGATCAGCGGCGGCAACGTCGATGGCAAGCTGCTGATCTACGGGGCCAGCCGGCCCGGGATCATGGCGTCGAATCCGTCCAACGGGCTCGAGCTCGCCGGGTACGACACGACAGGCGCGATCGGCCAGGTGCTGTGCGCACCGGCGGCGGTGTTCGGGGTTGCGTCAGTCGTCTTGGCACCTCCGGTGTTTTTGAACACTGACGGCGCTGGCATATGGGCCATCGGTCCGCAACTGCGCCTCATGGCTTCCGGCGAGCTTGGAAAGTATCGCCTGGCGCGAATGAACCAGGATTCATTCTGGACCGGTAGCAAGATCGTCCTGAGCAGCACGACCACGTTTACCGCCAGTGGCACGTCAACCTTCCTGGGTGACGTGCAGGCCAGTGGCGTCACGTTGCATTACAATCCGGTCTACCAAGGCGTGCAGACCGGCGGCGCGCGGTATGTGGTCAGCGGTGAACTCTCGGGCGGTGGCGCGACCGTCGATGTACAGACATTCTCCGCCAACGGGACTTGGACCAAGCCCGCGGGCGTGAAGCTGGTGAAAGTCATCTGCATCGGCGGCGGTGGGGGCGGTGGCGGCGGTAAGGGCGGCGCGGCGGCGACCAATCGATATGGCGGCAGTGGTGGTGGAGGCGGTGCGTACAACGAGGCGATTTTCGAAGCATCGGACCTTGCGTCAACTATCGCCATCACCGTTGGCACTGGTGGAAATGCGGGCAGCGGTGGTGCCAACAATGTTGGAACAGGAGGATCTGCCGGCACCTCCTCAGCCTTCGGGAATCTGGTGCAGGCCGGCGGTGGCGGTGGCGGAGCCGGGGGTGGTACCGGCGTCGCTTCTGGCGGTGGCGGTGGTGGCAGCGGTGGCGATGGGACTGCTGGGGCACAAGCCGCCTCGTCCTCTGGGGGTCTTCCGACGATCAGCGCGAACGTCAACGGTACCAGCGGCGGCGGCGCAGGGTCAGCTTCAGGTGCGGCCGGCAGCCCCGCAGAGCATGGCGGCGGTAGTGGTGGCGGCACAGCCACCGGAGCGGGTCCGGCCAAGAACGGCGGAACCAGTCTCAAGGGTGGCGGCGGCGGTGGTGGTGGTGGCATGGTGACTTCCGTGAACGCCGCGCAAACTGGCGGCGACGGCGGCATGAACCAATTCTTTACCATTGGCGGTGGTGGTGGCGGCGCGGGGGGACCGGCAGGAACTCCGGGGGGCGCTGGTACCAATGGCACCTACTTCGCCGGATGGGGCGGTGGTGGGGGTGGTGGAACACTGGCGGCGACGGGGGGTGCTGGCGGTGCTGGCGGCAACGCCGGCGGCGGGGGCGGCGGTGGCGCAGGGGGCACAACGACCGGCGGTGCTGGCGGCGGCGGTGGCCGCGGTGAAGTCCGCGTCTACTCGTTCTAGGACAGGGGACTAAATGGGGTACATCGTCGCAGCCAACAGCAGCATCAATCTGACGGTCGCCGCCCTCGGGATCGACATCACCTCCCTCGCCGATATTCCCGTGTGGCGGGTCGTGGACGGTGCCGTCAACAATGCCAGTGTGACGCTGACAGTCGCCGCTGATGGGCTCTCTGCAATCGCGGCGATTGGCGCGGCGCCGACACAGCTCCCCACCACCCGGCGCATCCAAGTCACCGGGCATCTCGGTGATGCCAGCGTCGTGGTCGGCCTCGTGGATCTCCTCATCGTCGCAACGCCCGATGTGGGGTTGTCCGTCACCGTTTCTGGCGCTGGTGAAGCCGTGACCCCACCCGACCAATGGTTATCGACGGCAAGCTCCACGTTGACCGGTAGCCTCGAAGCCACACCGAACTTCGGGCAGGCGTTCTACTTCGCGCCGAGCTTCGACATCAATAATAATGTGAGCTTCGACTTTGGCCTCTACAAGCCGACGCTGGTTATGGCCAGCGGCATCTGCACGAACACGGTGCTGCGGGGGTTCAATATCAACCCCACCCTGTCGGTGCTGCGTACGGCCACGGGCAGCACGCTCTACGGAATGCAGGACCAGCCCAATGTAGCGGGCGATTGGGGCGTCAACCTTCCCGACGTTATCAGTTACGCCCACACACCCGGTGTGTTGGCGAACGGCGTCCATAGCGTAGCCCAACAGCAAATCATTGGGCTCTATATCCAACCAACGGTGGAAACGCTCAGTAGCGGCGTCCTCACCGTCAACCAGGTCATCGGTGTTGATATTGGGGTGACGTTGGAGCCCGCAGCTTCCACGGGAGTCGTGACGGTCTCCGGCCGTACGGGTCTCCACGTCCGCGACGTAACCACGGTTGGTGTTGGTGCCATAAATCTTGGCCGTAACATTGGCATCAACATCGAAGATCAAAGTGCCGGCGACGCCGTCTATGGGGTGTATTCGGCGATCAGCGCTGGTGCGGGTGGTCGCTATGCGTTCTTCGCTGCCGGGGATGCGCCGTCGCAGTTCAACGGCCCGGTGGTAGTGGGCAAAACGACACCGGCGCTCGACTTGACCGTCTATAGCGAAGCGGACAATGACAGCGGCGTTGCGGTAGTGAGCGCGAGCGCCGGCACGAGTGCGGCAGCTGTGGTTGCGTCCATCAACGATCTTGGCCATTTGCTGGGCCATAGCATTGGCTCATCTGCGCACAGCGATTTTCCCGACCGTGCCGTGCTGAATGCCGTGGGCGCCGCCCTCACGGTGCGCACCGATCAAAGCGACATCCTGCTGAGCGTTAGCGGTCTGGAAACCGCGCATGTGCAGGCTGACGCCGTGGTGCCTTTGGTGCCGATGTATCAAGGTGCCATAAGCACCGCGGCGCGCTACGTCACCTCCGGGGAACTGCTCTACGCGCCAGTGCTCGCCAGTGTGTCGTTGCGCAACCAAACCACGTCGGTCTCTGGGGTTCTGCTGCTGCCTTCCACCGCAGGCGTGTACCGTGTCGGGGTCTACCAACTCACCACGAGCGGCGCGACAGCCGGCACGTTGGCGACCACGGTTACGTGGACCGACGATGCGGGAAATCAGTCTGCGTCACCTGCGTCAAACGTCAACCTCGGAGTCCTGGACAGTTTCGGACAGGGGCAGGCGATTCTACGGGCGACCACAGATGCCGCCATCCGTTACAACGCGGTCCTGACCGGGCTAGTGGGGGCGCCCGTGTTCAACCTCTACCTGACGGCGGAACGGCTGATGTAGGGCTTGCACAACACCGCGGTGTGCGTTACCCGCCAAATTTGAAGGCCCCGCCGGTATCGAGGGCGCGGCCGTGACCGTGAATGGCGCGCAACTCCCCACCCCCGACCGATAAGTGTAATTCCCGTCTCGCCAAAAAGCCGGGAAAGTTCTGTCAAAATAGTGCGGGAGCGGGCACAGATCACCCAAAATCTGGCCGTTGTATGTACCACGGCGGCCGCAACGTCACGAAGCAGTTGAAGCACGGGCGGCGCAGCCAACGGTACGAGGGGCTCCAGCATGAACGCCTCAAGGAGCTCGCCGCACAGTTCGCCAAGGACAAGGACCCCCTGAACCTCCTGCCCGAGCTGTTCCACGCCCGGGCGATTCTCGTCGACTTCATCGAGCGCTACGACGCCTGGCGAGACGCCATCTTGACATGGCATCAGAGCTGGAAATCCACCCGTGACGAGTTTGCCAAGGCCGTGGGAGCTTTTCAGTATGCGCTGCGCACGCAGGACCCCGACAAGATTCGCGGCGCCATTGAGACGCTGAGTCAACACGCCACACTGGCCGATGAGGGCAAGCCGCGGCAGATCGTCGACATCTCCGAAGCCCGCAACACCATCCTGGCCATTGCCCGGGTCGTACAAACCATCGAAGACATCAAGGGCAATATGTCGCGCCACGACTTCTACCGGATCATGACGCAGATGGGGCTCGACGTGCGCAACGAAGTGAAGGACGAGGCAGTATGCGAAAGAATCGAAAAGCGGTGGGCCACAATTCGGCTCGGCGCCGCGTGACGACACCCAGCACGCACCTCCGAGACTTGCGGCCCGATCCACGCAACGCCCGGCGGCATACTCCGCGCAATGTCGGTATGGTGGAGCAGTCCATGCGGGACGTGGGCGCCGCCCGGCCCATCGTCATCGACGAGGATGGCGTGGTTCTAGCCGGCAACGCCACGATCGAGGCCGCTGCTGCAGCGGGGATTGAACGCGTGCAAGTGGTCGATACCGATGGCGAGACGCTGGTGGCCGTGCGTCGCACCGGCTTGACCCCCGAGCAGAAAACGAAGCTCGCGCTGTACGACAATCGTACCGCTGAGCTCGCTGAATGGGATACGACCGTCCTCCAGCAGATCGCGACCGAGATGCCCGAGGCAACGAAGGCGATGTGGAGCGACAAGGAGCTGCGGGCATTGATTGCGGCGGCCAGCGATGAGGGCCACGGCGATGCCGACGCCGAGCCGCAAATCGATCGCGCAGCGGAGTTACAGCAGCAGTGGCGCACGGCGACGGGGCAACTCTGGCAGCTGGGGGAGCATCGGCTACTCTGTGGCGACAGCACGAAGGCGGAGGACGTGGCGCGGCTGATGGGCGGCGAGAAAATAAACATCGCATTCACGTCGCCGCCCTATGCAGAGCAGCGCGACTACGATGCGAAGTCGGGGTTCAAACCTATCGCCCCGGATCAGTACGTGGAGTGGTTCGCGCCCGTCGCTGCGCACGTGGCCGCGCATCTCGCGCCGGATGGGTCGTGGTTCGTAAACATCAAACCGTCCTGCGACGGTCTCGATACGTTTCTCTACGTGATGGATTTGGTGATTGCCCATGTTCGCACGTGGGGATGGCACTTTGCGACCGAGTTTTGCTGGGAGCGCAATGGCGTGCCGAAGTCGGTAACGCAGCGGTTCAAAAACCAGTTCGAGCCCATTTACCAATTCGTTCGCGGGCGATGGAAAATGCGCCCTGATCATGTACGCCATGCAAGCGAGAATGTGCCACGGGCCGGAGGTGCGGGAAGTGGCGAGACGAGTTGGCGCGATGTGCAGGGCGGACGTGGTGCGAAGAGCGTTTCCGGTTCATTTGGTGCGGCCAAGAAACGGCGCAATGGAACATCGGCGTTGATGTCGGATGTCCAAGGCAGATCGAAAGATGCCGGTGAGTATATCGGACCAGGGATGGCCTATCCGGGCAATCGCATCCCGGCAATGGCGGCGACGCATGATGCTGTTGGGCATGCTGCGGCGTTTCCCGTGGGCCTGCCGTCGTTTTTCATCAACGCATTTACGGATGCGGGAGATGTCGTGTACGACCCATTCACCGGCTCGGGCAGCACGATCATTGCCGCAGAGAACACGCACCGTCAGGCGAGGGCGATGGAGATTAGCCCGGACTACTGCGCCATGATTCTCCAGCGCTACCAAGACGCCACCCAGAAGACACCCGTGCTACTGGAGCCGCCCCCACCCTAGATGCCCATCACCCTTGGCGACTTCATCGACGAGGCCGCCCCCCGTGAAGCCGTCATTGGCGAAGGCGTGGCGCGGGCGTGCGCGAGCCTGCGGTCCGTCGGTGACGACGATGCCGTACTGAGCACGCCAACCCGCATCGCCCGGCGGCTGCTGTCGCTGCCGCAGTTGCCGTCACTGGACCCATCCAGCGATCAGTTGCCCCCCGCGTACGTGTTCGAAGCAGGCGACTGGCATTACAGAGGCAGTGAGCACCTTGAAGCGTGGGTGGCACGCGAACTGTATCGCTGCGCCACCAATCCCCTCTATTTCGTGACCACCTACTGCGCTGCGGAGAATCTACACGACGAGCAGGCGATGGAGAGCGTCCCGTCGTCGCTGGACTTGATTCCCAACTGGCCCCAGGTGTGGGTGCTGGTGCAAGCCCTGTGTCCGCCGCACGATGCGATCATCGTGAAGAGTCGCCGCATGATGGCCACATGGATCATGATGGCAATCGCGCTTCATGATCTCTTGTTCGAACGCATCTGGCCGATGATGGCGCTGTCCCGCGTCGAGGACAACGTGGACGACGGTGGAGAGAACTCCACCAGCTATTCGCTGTTCGGAAAGGTTCGCTTTCTCCATGATCATCTGCCGGACTTCCTGCAGCAGCCGCTGGAGTTCAAGCACCTGCGGGTGGTGAACCGCAGTCGCGGCACCAGCCTCTTGGGGTTTGGTTCGAGCCGCAGTCCTGGCCGTGGCGGCGGCTATCGGCGGGCGTTCCTGGATGAGTTTGCTTGGGTCGAAAACAGCGAGCTGGTCATGGCATCGGTCAACCAAGCCTGCGCTCGCGGCAAGATTCTCACCTCGACGCCGCACGGGAAAGCCAACGCGTTCTACCGTATTCACCAAGAGGCCTACGCAGCATTTCCGCAGGGTGATCAACCCCGATACCCAGGACAGTACGCCCGGTATCGCATCCACTGGTCCCTCCATCCGCATCGGAATGAGGCGTGGAAGGAGCAGGAGGTCCGGCGGCTGTCCATGACCACTGAGGCAGTCGCGCAAGAGCTGGAAACCAACTTCGAAGGCTCCATCGGTGGCCGGGTCTACTCTCCGTTTACTCACGAGCGGCACATGACGGGGGGCGCGGAATGCCCAATTGGCACCCCCGTGGCCTACGATCCACGGCGCCCCTTGGTCCTCTGCTGCGACTTCAACTTCGATCCACTGGTGTGGGAAATCGCGCAGGTCTGGCCTGTGCAACCAATCTTCCGGGTCATTGACGAAATCTGCCGGCGGGGCGCCATGGTGGATGATGGCATCTTGGAGTTCACGGCGCGTTACGGCTCTCGCAAGGTCGTTGATGACCTCTTCGCGCAAGACGCAAACTATCAAGATCAGTATGGGCGACAGGGCACCTGCATTGCCGGGGAACTCGGCCACACCGGGCCGCTCTACATCTACGGGGATGCGACCGAAGAGAAGTCGACGGTCCATAACCGGATCAAGACTTATCAGGGGATGAAGCACGCCTTTGCGGGCTACGGATTCGCCGTGACGCTCAAGGTGCCGCCGAAAAATCCGCCGGTGGCCCATCGGTTGGAAATCGTGAACCACGCACTCAAGTACAATTTTCTGGTGCTCAATCCGGCTGCCGAGGAACTCCGGAAAGACTTCGAGTATGGCGTCTGGAACGGCAATCGGACCGACGTGAACCAGACGACAGAGGATGACGACGGCTCTGGGCTCACACGCTCCCACGGATCGTCGGCCCTGGGCTATTGGCTGGCGATCGTGCACAAGGCCCGGACCAGCGTCACGGCGGTATCGCGCGCGAACGCACCGCCCTCTCCGACGACCTACCTCCCGGAGTACGCACGCCGCTGGTGAGTGCTTGCGTTTCCAGGGCTTTCTGTTACCCGCCGATTTACGGGGTGGGTGAGCAGTGAAGTGGTGGCCACGTCGGCGGATCACAGCTGACACAGTTTATCAGGGCTTGGGCAGCATTCGTGCAGCCGCTCAAGAAGCCGTCTACGCTCAGCAGGAAGCGAAGGACGGCGATACGTTGCCCCGTGTCCGGCTGCGGCCGGTAGGCAGGGCCGTGGCGAGCGTCCTCGGTGCCATCGATGGACAGTTGGACGACCTCTACGATCCCGAGTCCGTCGCCCGCAGCTTCTACCATCCGACCGAGGACATCGCGCGCCATGCCTTCGTCCCGACTCGGGTCGGCACGAGCTATCTGGATCCACCGTCGCCACATCGGTTGCAGATGGTGGAGATGCGCCGTGAGGGTGGTCGGTGGGTCCATCAGCTGAAGCAGCAATGGGTCAAGAGCGGAAAGGCGCTTGAGGAGCTGACGGAGTCCGCACCGTATCGTCGCAGTCGCTTCCTGGAAGCGACGGGCATGTGGCAGCCTGGAGGCATCGATTCCGCAAACTATCGGCGGTGCGTCGAGTCTCATCGGGGCGCCGTCGCCGAGTATCTGAAGAAGCTGAAGGAGGCTGGGGTCACGCACGGTGATGGCGGCTTCGCCTTCGGCAGCTACGGCAATGAGGGCGCCGGCGTCATGGCGAACATCGACGCCCAGTACTTCGTGCCGATCCTCGGCGGCCCCTACTATCGCCAGCTGTACCTGTACGCGCATTGGGAGCAGACGGCCAAGGCCTTCGAGATGAAGAATCACTCGGAGCTCGCGCGCGCCGCCATTGAGATCACCACGGACTTCTCGCTCGGCCGCGGCTTCATCTGGAAGATTCGCAACCCTCGCGTGTCGGCCATCTGGCGGGAGTTCTGGGATCGTAATGGGCTCGAGCTGGGCATCCGGACGTTGTGTGATGATCTTACCTGGCAGGGCGAGTTGATGATCCGGAAGTTCCAGAACCTCCGGGGCTACCTGGAAATCCGCAGCATGGACCCGGGCTCGTTCTATGAGATCGTGACCGACCCAACGGACATCAAGACGGTCTTTTTCTACTCGGCGCAATTTCCGACGCAATGGCAGCTGCCCTACACGCAAACCCAAAGCGGCCGGAATCTGAACATCCCACTCAGCCAATACGTCATTCAGCAGTATCCTGCGACGGAAATTCTACACATCAAGCAAAACGTCTCGTCGACGGAGAAGTGGGGCCGCTCCGATTTCTATGCATCGCTCAGCACGTTGAAGCGCCATCGGGATTGGACCAACGCCAGCACCTTGAAGGACATGCTGCAGGCCAACCTGGTGTGGAAGATCAAGGTGCACGGGGACGACTCCGACGTGCAGGCGTTTCTGAATGACCCGACCAATTCGCAGCTGCCAGCCTTCGGGGGCACCTGGATTGAGAATGACGCGCTGACGCTGGACGCCTTACACGAGGACGTGTCGCAAGGCGGTGGGCGGCTCGGACAAGGCTCGGTGGGACAGTTCCTGACGGCGCTGTTCGCGGCTGGCCAACAGATGCCGCTTGCCTTCTTCAACATGACGGGTACCGGATCCGCGCGCGCGACCGCCCTGGTGCAAGGCGAGCCCTTCGTCAAGAAGATCGCCACGCGTCAGCAGGTCCTCCAGGTGATGCTCGACAGCATCTACCAGGAGGTGATGCGGGTCGCTGTGGATGCTGGGCGCATTCCTGCTGCGCTGCTCCGCGGTGAAGATGCGGATCCCGAATGGATCTGGCCAAGCTTGTACGAAGAGGACCGGGGCGGGACGTTCCGTGATCTCACGCAAGCTGAGAGCAATCGGTCACTATCGCACTACTCGGTGTCTCTGCGCATGGCGCAAGAGTTGGGATTCGATGAGTACGACTACGACGAAGAGCAATCCCGCATCCGCCGCGAGCAAGCTGATCCGCTGACACAATTCCCGCTGCCCCCCGCCGTCGCCGCTGCGACGGGGACCGCCGGCGGCGCTTCCACGCCCCCCCAATCCGAAGCGCCGCCGGCCGGTCCGCACGAACAGTTGAAGGGTGTCGATGCGCGGTCGGATTTCCGTCAGCAGCAGGGCGAGCATCCGCAGGGCGGCGCTTAACGATGATGAAGGATGTCGGGCGCAGCCAAGCGCCGGCAGTGAAGGAGGATGGAATGAGAACACGTACGAGCAGTCTGTTATGCGCCACGGTGCTGCTGCTGATCGCCGGATGCGCCTATCTGAAGGCGAATCCCAGCGTGCCAGCGACGGTGGCCTCGGTAGCCTCCGAGATCGTGACGCAACTCCTACCGCAAGCCAAGGGCAACGCGGCATTTGTCGCCGAGATCAAGACGCTGCAGGCTGACATCGCGCTCGGCAAATCTGATGTCGTCTTGAACGTGTTCAACGATGCCAATGGTCCGCTGGCGCAATCCGGTGGTCCGCTGTTCGCACTGTTGTGGGAAGGGCTGCATGCAAGTCTACCGCTCTTGCCAGTGACGCCGGGGGACGTCGACGCAGCGTTCGCGCTCGAGCAGTCGGTCGCCGTGGCGATCGTGCAGGGCTGTGCACGGGGCCTTGGGTTGCCGTCGGCGGTGCCGGGCGTGCTGGGTACACCCGTCGGCTAACAGGGCTGTGGGCGGTAACAGCAACGACGCGCCGGTGACCGCTCTGGGCTATCCGACGGTTATGGTATCCGGGGGGTTCGATCCTGTACACGACGGGCATCTCGATCTCATCGAACATGCCGCCAAGTACGGCCGTGTGGTTGTCGCTCTCAACTCCGACGCATGGCTCACGCGCAAGAAAGGCTATGCTTTGCTGCCGTGGGCGACTCGCTGGCGCATCCTGTCGCTGCTCACACCCGTCTATCTTGTGATCGAGGTTGACGATGCGGATGGCACCGTGTGTGCCGCACTGCATCGCTATCGCCCCACCTACTTTGCGAACGGCGGTGACCGTACCGGACGGAACACGCCAGAATTGGCTGTGTGTGAATCATTGGGTATCAGGCCCCTGTTCGGGATCGGTGGGGGCAAGGCCGCCAGCAGCAGCGATTTGGTTCGTGCAGCGATGACAACCGTGGCTCAGGTGGGCTGATGGCTAAGCCCGATCTCGTGGCCGCACGGCAGACATTGATCACTGCCGCCCGTGCCGAGCTGGAAGCGGATGTCCGCGCGCGAGCGCAAGCCTTTGTGCACGCGGCGCGCGCATGGTTTCGACGGATGCCGGATGGTCGCTGGTCGCTCGACGCCGCCCGGCGCCAACAGCTGGCGCCGGAGATTCACGCGGCGGTGGTGCGGTTGGCGCAGGTGGTGGGCGACGATTGGATTGCTATCCTGAACGCCACACGGGTGCGCGCCTATCACGGAGGGCGGCAGTCCGCAGTCACGCCATGAGCCGTATCAAGCTCCGGCCGGCCCGCGACGCTCAGCAGGACGAAGCGCCCGTGGTGCTGAATGGCCATCGCATCGTCAAATCCACGGTTGGCAACTGGGTCTGCCTCCGGTGCGCCCAGGTGGCGGACAAGGATCGCATGAGCGTGTACCGCGAGACATACTGTCGGTTGCGAGATTGAGCCATGGCGCGTCTACGTGAACGCCGCGGCGAGAAGCCGAAACCGGCGCCGAAGCCCAAGGCGCCGCCCCCGTCCGAACCGCGCGATGAGGTGGTGCATCCAGAGGATCAGCCCGATCCGCTGGCTCTCAATGTACCTATCAACCTCGACCAGGCGCTGTGGATGGGGACGACGTTCGCCGATCGGGTCACGCACGCCACGTCGACACTGAGCCGTGACCTGCTCGCTAGCGTTGAGCGCAGCCTACTCGCACAAGAGAACTACGACGACTTCACGGACCGTCTCTACCGCGAGCTCGGCATCAACACGGAGGAGCCCAGCGGCGCCCTGCGGGACTTAGAAACACGCGTCACTGCGGAAGCACGGCGGGCGTGGAACCAAGGCCTGATTGCCGGCAACCAGACTGAGCAGACGGTTTTAACTTGGCGATCTCGACTGTTGCCAACTACAACAGCTGGATGTGCTGCGCGGCATGGAAAAACCCTTGACGAGATCGACGGGCAACTGCCCCCGTCGCATTGGAATTGCTATTGCGATCTGGAGTCCGTTGACGATCCGGATTCGACCGACCCGGACATCGCCGCCGCTGGCCAAGCCCGGCTCGATGAGATGGCTGCAGAGCGCGAGGCCTGGGGCGCGAGCGATGCCGACTTGTTTGAAGAATCCGCGCGGCGCCCGTCGCGCTTCGCCGCATTTCGTGAATTAGGTGGGCCGTTGCCGGACGTTGCGTTGCATGCACCAGAGACAACCGTCGCTCTCTCGCGCTTCGCCAGCTTCCGCGAGGTCTCCGCGACGGGCCCGCAACCGACACTGGCGCAGATCACGGCGGGCAACTATCCCAAGCGCAAGGTCCACCTGCACGGCTTCGGCATCTCCATAGAGAACGAAGCCGGCAGCACACGCAGCGGATTCACCGCGGATGGCACGCCATGGTCACGGGTACTGCCGTACGCATATGGATACATTTGTCGCAGCACCGGTGAGGATGGCGAACAGACCGACTGCTTCCTCGGGCCGCACCTCGACAGCCCCCTGGTGTTCGTCATCACGCAACACGCATCGTCTGGCGCCCTCGACGAGTTCAAGGTGATCTTCGGCGCGCGCACGGCGACAGAAGCCGAAGGTATCTATCGCAGCGCCTATCCGCAGGACTGGCCACGCTTCGGTGGTATCCGGGGGTTCACCGTGGACGAGTTCGCGCGGTGGCTGCGGAAGGTGCAACCGGTGCGAGAATCCCGACCGTCCCGCTTTGCGGCGTTCCGTGAAATTGCCCAACAATGCGCTTGACAGTCGCACGGAAGCTCGTTACCCGCCGCTTTATGCCCGTACGCCACCCAGCGGCCGGCCCACGATAGAGCACGCATGGCCAAGGCCGTAGCATCGACACCCTCTTCCACGCCTCCTGAAGCCCCAGCAGAGGTCCCGCTGACGCTCGAAGCGCTGGCCGCGCGCGTGGGGCAGTTGGAGCAGATCACCGCGGAGCAAGAGCAACGCCTGGCCGCCGCCGCCATGGTCAATCAACGCCTGATGCGTCTGGGCGCCGATCTGAACGCGCGACTCTACTGTCATGAGGTCGAGGCCAATCGTCGGACGGACGGCCGCATGGACTTCGGCGCCGGTGGTCTGACGTTCGTCTCGGCGTCCGTGTTCACCTACCAGCTGTATTTCGAACGCACGAGCAACTGGCTCGTGGTCGGCGGCGAACTGTAAACAATGCCCGCAGAGCCCATCGAAGCTGCCGAAGCCGCCGCACCGCACTATCTGTTGGAGCGCTACCTCGCAGATCACCTGGGACGCCGCGCCGATCTGTTCGGCGAGCTGGCGGACGATCTGTTCATTCCGCTGATCCGCGCGCTCTCCGACCAGCTGTCGGTGTACTGCGACGTGCGGCCATACGCGGTGTTCGGGGTGCGCGATCTCACTATCCGCGAGGGCGCCACGCGCAGCTATGTGTTGGTCGCTCTCACCGACCGTGGCGCGGCGCTCCGCCTGCAAGCCGTTTTCGAGCATTGGGACATCCCGTCCGCCAACACGCCGGCGGAGTTTGTGTCCCTGGTCAACGGGCGCCGCTGGCGCTTCATCGATCATCATCTGGCGCAGTTTGTCGCGCCCCTCCTCGAGCGGATCGCCACGTCGCTCGCTGCCTTCTACGTGCGCAAACCTCATGCACAGCCCAAGGCGGGGCTCATTCGACTGTGCGAAGGGGTCGACGCCACGTGGCTCGTGTTGGAAGTCGACCTGCGGGAACCGGAACAACTGGAACGCGACACGCCGGGTCGGTACCTCGTCCAATGAATTCAAATCACGAAAGGAGAAGCAGCTAATGCCTCAATCTCCAGCTATGCCACTTGCGCACACGGTGCGCAGCGGCAACGATTCCCCAGGGCCGTCAAATCTTCGCGAACGCCTCAACGTCATCTGGGGAGTTCTGGGTGACTGTCACGGGTATGTCGACGCGGTTTCTGCCGCAATGGACACCGGTTCCATAGAGCGCGTCGGCGCCGCTGTTGCGGGACCGATGGGCATCGATGGCTTGGTCGAGAACATCTCCAAGTCCGTCAATGACCTGCGCGAGCACCTGAACAATCTCTCGTCTCGATTCTAGGACCTGATCTTCGCCCAATGAACGTTACGCCTCGCACGACGTGGATCATCGAGCTGACCGAAGCAGAACGCCAGGAGCTCGTGCGCGCGCTGTCCCTGGTGCCCCCCGGCATAGTATCCGTGGAGTTGCTCCGAGGTCTGGGTGGAGTGACGGAGCTGACCGAGGTGGCATACATGCCCGCGGCGGCAACCGGAGCGCCGCCGGGAGTGCCTTCAACCTCGCCTCCGGTGCGTCTCGTCAGTGGCGCCGACGAGCTCGCGCTCCCAGAGGACTGATGGGCCTGCGCATCGTTACCTATGCCAACGCCCCGTGCGTTCCCACGGGATTCGGCACGGTCATGCGGGAACTGTTCACGGGTCTCGTTGAACGCCGTCAGGTGCCGATCGATGACCTGAACTTCTTCGGCATCAACTACCTGGGTGATCCGCATGGCATGCCGTTCAAGATCTGGCCGGCGCAGGTCGCAGCATCGCGCGATCCGGATTTGTTCGGCCGAGTGCGCTTCTGCCAGAAGCTCCTGTCCAACGAAATTCCGTTCAACGTGCTGTTCCTCCTCGAGGACAGTTTCACGCTGACCCATCCCATCCCGTTCAACAATCAGCTCCAGCCGTTCATGCCAGCTCTTATCCAAGCCTTGCGCCAACAGTGTCGAGAGGGGCGCCCACCGTTTCTGGTGGTGCAATATCTCCCGATCGATGGGGATCATGTGCGCCCGGAGTGGCTGACCTGGATGAGCTCGTGCGTGGATTATCCTGTTGCCTATACCCAGTATGGCCATCGAGTGATGACGGACACCGTGCCGATGTTACGGGAGCGGCTGCGCGTGATTCCGCACGGGACCAATCCCGCCACGTTCTTCCCTGTGCCGCCGGAGGAACGCGTGCGCTTCCGTTGTGAGCAGTTGCGGTTGCAACCGGGCCAACCATTGCTGGTCAACGTGAACCGCAACCAGCCGCGCAAGGACGTGCCGAAGACCCTGCAAGTGTTCCGCGAGGTCCTCAAAGTACACCCCGATGCCAAGCTGTATCTCCACATGAATCGAGCGGATGCTGCCGGTTTCGACCTGGCGCGGATCCAACACCAGTTGCGGATTCCCCAGGATGCCGTGTTGTTCCCGCTGAACTTCTCCGAGGGCGTGGGTGTACCGCTGCCGATCCTCAACATGATCTACAACGCAGCCGACGTCCTGCTGACGACCTGCCGGGGTGGGGGATGGGAGTTGCCGGTGTCCGAAGCGATGACCGTCGGCATCCCGGTCGTCGCCCCGGATCACACGAGCCTCTCCGAGCTCCTGGCCGACAACCGCGGCGTGCTCGTGCCGCCGCTCGAGCATCGCGACGTCATGCTGTCGGACAATGACCAACTCCGCCCGGTGGCGAACGTGCGCGACATGGCGGCCGCGGTGTGTGATCTGCTGGCTCATCCTGAACGGGCCCGGGAAATGGGGCGCCGGGGGCGCGAGTGGGCGCAGGGGCTGACGTGGCGACACCACGTGGTGCCGCAATGGGAGGCAATCTTCCAGCACTGCGTGACGCGCCTCGAAGCACCGGCATCCACGACGGCACCTCCTTACCAGATGAACGGCGTGCGGATCGCGGCATGACGTCGGAGACGTGGTGCCTCACGGCCGCGGAGATTGCGCGGGTGCAACACGCCACCGCACACGGCCCGCTCGAGCAATTGCTGTTGCGCGTGCTGGCGGAAGCGCATCGATCATCCGGTGCGGCCCCGGTACTGATGCGGGTGACCTTCCCCGGTGGGGATATTGGTGGTGTGGAGCTCGAGGTGCGGCAGTCGATCGGCTGGCGCGCGCGGGTCTGCACCTGGCTCGTCAGCTGGCTGTGGCGGCAGGTTCCGCCGTTAATCCTGAAAGGATCGAACTGATGCTGTACATCGTCGTCGCGACTCTCAACGCCCTGCAGCACGTCCAGCGGCTGCTGGCGCAACTCACGCAAACGATGCTCGACATTCCCTTTCGGATTGTCCTCGTCGATCAGCAAAGCACCGACGGCACGATTGAATGGCTGATGGCGCTCAAGGGCCAGCTGGCGAACGGCAGCGAGGTGCCCATGGTGCCGCAGGGCATCATGATCATTGCGAATCAAACGAACATTGGCGCAGCGGCCGCGTGGAACATGGGGATCCGCTTCGCGCTCGCCAATGGCGCAACCCGCATTCTGGTGTGCGGACACGACACGCTCCCGATGCCCGGGACGATCGAGCGGCTGGTGGCCCTCACCGACGCCGGCGCCCTGTTCGTGACCGGCACCGCCGTTCCCTACGACACACCTGAACAACCGGTGGCCGCGGCCGCGCCGACCGATCCTGTGCGACCGACGCCGGATTTCTCCTTTTTCCTCCTGACGCCGGCGTGCATCGAGATTGTCGGGAAGTGGGATGCTGGCGTGGAAATGCAGCGACAGCATGAGGCCCGAGAACGCAACGAACCCTCGCCGGCGGCGTTCATGTCGCCGTGGGACTGGGGGCTCTTCGATGCCCGGTATCGCCCGGCCTACTTCGAAGACAACGACTACCATGTCCGCATGCAGTACGCCGGCGTGCGGGCGGTCTGTGATCCTGGTGCCCTGTTCCGTCACGACTGCTCGCTGACCATTCGCAGCAATCCGGCGTTGGCGCAGAGCAACGAGACCACCTTCCGGCGCAACGGGGAACTCTTCCGCGGGAAGTGGGGGGCACTGCCCCCTGAGCTGCCGATTCAGCAAGCGCGGCCGCTGAACGTCACCGATGAACAGTGGGCGGCACTCTCCGGTGGTCGGCCCGTTGAGGACATCGACCGCCAGGTGCTGACCGCCGACGCGACAGCGCTGTACGCGCGATACGCGTTGGTGCCGACGGCGCAAGCGGCCTAGCCGCCAAGGTGAATTCGCGACTCGGCTGTAGAAATCCGGGCGTAAACGTGCGACTCTAAGTTTCGTTCCCACGCCGCCACCCATCGTCGAGCCTACGGCTTGGAGGTGGGAGTGTATCGTCAACTGACCGAAGCCAGCGATGCCCGATCGGCACGTTGGGCGTGGTGCGGCCTCCTGAGTATTGCGTTGGTCACTCTGGTGGCGCGAACAGGGTTCGCAGAGGGCATTGCGGACGCCGTTGCGCAAACGGCCTCCAAGGCGTTCGACGATTCCTGGATCAAATTTGAAGCCCGCGATTGGGGTTTTCTGGTCTGTATCTGCGGGCTCGCCATCTACTTCCATATCTCGGCGCTCATCAGCGAAAAGGTGTCGCTGGTCGTGCCGCCGGCGGTTGCGCTCGCCTATGGGATCATGTCGGCCATCGAAGCTGGCTACGGCATCGGTACGCAACTCATGGTGAAGGGCGCACTCTTCGCCTTCGGTAGCATCCTGGCGCGTCAAGCTGCGCAGTTGATGTTGGACAAGTTCGGGGCGAGCAAGGAGGTCGCCGCGGCGGCCGCGGGAATCTCTGCGGCGGCCCGTACGCAGACGGCGATCGCCGGCGGTGCGGTGCCGACGGTAGAGATCCAGACGACCGACAAGCCAAAGGGGGACTGACGATGTACGTTCTCATACTCATAACTTCTGCATCATTCCTTGTTGCCCTGCTCTACTGGTGTCGGAGGTGTTGGGTGCATCCGCCGCCGGTGCAGCAAGCCGATGCCAGGAGTCCGTTGCCACCGCCGGCGTTCCTCGCACAGCCAGGAGGGAACATCGAACGAGTGGTGCGCAAGAAGCCACGCAGCAAATCACGCAAACCGAAAGGGAGGGTAACACCATGAACGGTCTACTCACCATCCGCTGTCTGCTGGAACTCATCGCCGGTGGGGGCGCTATTGCGTCTGCTGCTGGTCGTGCGTGGCCATTGTGGCTCTCGGTGCTGCTGCTGTCGATTGCGCTGCTGCTGGGCTGTCTGCCAGCCTAAACGCCGCAGAACAGACGAGGTGACGTCATGTCCTTGCTCCTATTGATCGTCCTGCTGCTGCTCATCTTCGGCGGCCTGCCGAACATCAGCGGGCACGACTACGGCTACGGGCCATCGGGCATCGGCGGGATCCTGCTCATTGTCGTGCTCATTCTGTTGCTGACCGGCCGGCTGTAGATGGGGCTCCTCAACTCCATCGTCACCGCCTGGCAAGTCGGCAGCGAGGTCAAGGGTGCGGTCGACGCGGCGCGCGCGAAGCTGGCCGCCGGCGCGCCGTTGCTCCATGCCCTCGACGCCTTCGCCGCGGCCACCGATGGCAAGCTCGACGACACGGTAGTCGCCGATCTGCGGCTGGCAGCCAGACAGGCCCTCCACGGCGCACGGGTGACCGCGGAGCTGCTACACCAGGGCGTGACCTGGCTCGACGAGCACCGGGAGTCCGTGCGCGTCGCAGCCGACGCCGTAGCGCGCCTGGCTGCCGCTGCCCCTGGCGCCGTAGATCGGCTGCTCGAGCTGGCGGTCAGCGTCGGGGCGGTGACTGCAAAGGCGACGCTGCGCATCGAGGCGCTGGGAACGGAGGAGCCATGAAGACGACGTTGATTGCGGACGTCCGCTGTCCGCGGTGTCAGGCGGCGATGATCGCACACGAGGGCCGACCCAACGTCCGCGATGACGCCTGGATCGAGTGCGCCACGGCGACCTGCCCGGAGCGTCGGAAGCGGTACGCCGTGCCGACGGTGGAGCTCGTGCCCAGTGCTATGCCGTCGCCGGTTAACGGGGGAGAATGACCCGCGCGCTCGATCGCCTCGCTGCCCTGATCGTCGTCTGGGGAATTCGCGCGCTCATGGCCGTGGGGATCTTGGCGGCGGTGCTGTTGGCGATTGGGCTGACCGATCCGCTGCAACGCGGGTTCATTGCTCATGGCGCCGATTGGCGATGGGACGCGGGGATCACTGCCCTGCATTTGGTGGGCTACGGGCTCATCGCGTTGCCGTGCATCCCCTTGGCGTGGTGGACGCATCGGCGCGCCGTCAATCGATACTGTCCGCCGTCGGAACGGATGCCGCATCTCGCGCTGTCTCGGTGCTTCCTGTGCGGGATTGCGCTCTCGGCGACGGGCGTGCTGGTGATTTGGCTGCCCCTCTACGGACTGCGGGGGCTGGTCCTGTGTGTGATCGGCGCAGTGTTCTGCAGCGCCGCGCGTCTCAACCGCACCATGCCGCTGGACTGGCCGACGACCACGGACCACATGCGCGTGGTGCGCTGGGAGCTCGCCCATCTCCTCAATGACCCGGATCCCCGTTGGAGTGGGGATGAAATCACGACGCTCGCGGAGATCGAGGACTTCCTCGAGCACGCCGACGCCCGGTGGTCATGAATGCAGCCCGACGCCCTCATGGTGCAGCTCGATCGCGCGACGGTACTGCTGTTGCGCTTGCGCATTCAGGCACACGAGCGCAACGTCTTTCGCCAGCGCGTCGAACGGCTCAAGCGGCGGCTGCAGACCATGAATCTCCGCCTCCGGCTCCTGGTGAGGGAGGCTGAGGGTGTCGGTCGATGAACGGCTCGAACGTGCGATTGCGGCCCTCGAGGATGCCGTCCGCAATGGGGAGGCACACCAAGAGGCGATGCGCACGCTGCAAGCCAGCCTGGATCGCACAGAGGCCTCCGTTGCGCACGTCACGAACAGCCTTGACGATATTCGCCGGGAGCTGACGCAAGTCCGTCTCGATTTCCACGGGCGCCTATCCGCCGTCGAAACCGGCGCGCGATTCCGGGAAGGGATTGACGAAGGGCTCCAGCGGCAGATTTGGGAAATGCGACATGGGGCGCAAGAGTCGGACGGCGCGATCGCCATCGAGCGTACCAAAGGCTGGTGGGCGCTGATGCTGTCCGCCGTGACCATCGGCGGGGCGATGTTACAGTCGGCGGCCTCGGCGCTCTGGGATTGGCTGCGGCATCTCCCGCAGGGCGGGCATCACTAGCCGAGGATCACCCACGCCAACCCGCAGAGCAGCAGGACCAGGCCGGCGATCAGCAGGCCGCCGGCGGTTGCCGGTGAAGGATGAGCGACGGTGATCATGGGACCTCGGGAAACTGCCGGGGCCACTCCCCGGCAGGCCAGTGCAGCGGATCACCGCCTTTGCGATCGCCAGCTGCCCGACCTTCCGGTGTGGCGATCTGCTTCGTGAACATCGGCACGCCAGCCGCCAGGCATTGGTCGACGATGCTGCGCGCCCACTCGACGTGCATCGGTCGCGCGCCGGGACCGCTCTCGGAGCCGACGATGCACCAGTGAAGCCGCGGGTCCGACGCTCGTACGCGACCAGCCCGCAAGCGCGCATACGGGCCGGCGCACTGTGCGCATGGAGAAAACTTCGGATCGTCGTGGTTCTGAGCGCTGCACTCGCCGGTGCCCCCGCAGTCCGGACACAACTCGGTAAGCCACCTGGTTAGATCCGCCGGTCCCAGCAGCGGCTCGACGCTCAGGAACCTCACCGCCGTCGGCGTCTGCAATAGCTCGGAAATCCGCACGTCGGCTTGCTCCTGGTTCTCGACGCTGACGCCCAGCCACACGTTCGGCAGCGGCCAGGGGCGTTCGCCACCATAGGCGCGGGGGTCTACCCGCGCCTTCATTGGCACGTCGAGTCGCCTCTGTGCTTCGATCCACAGCGTCGCTTTCATCACCGGCGGATCGAGCGACGGCCCAAACCCGTCCGCATACAGCTCGAACCACCGACGCATCCGCTCCGCACGCTTGGTGAGGATTTGAAACGTGTGCTGCGGGCACGCCGCCATCACCCCGAACACCGCGGCGATGTACTCGTCCGGCACGCCCTCGTGGAAGAGGTCGCTCATCGAGTTGACGAAGATGCGGCGCGGCCGCCGCCAGCGCAGCGGCTCGTCGAGCTTCCCCGGGACGAGCTGAATCTTGCCGGTCCACCGCGGCTCGCCGCTCGGGTGGGTCTTGACGAGCCCTTCAAAGCGTTGGCCGGGGCCGCGGAAGCGTGCGGCGACGCGCTCGGCGTAGCAATGCTGGCAGCCCGGCGATACGCGTGAGCAGCCGCGCAGCGGGTTCCAAGTTGAATCGGTCCATTCGATCTTGCTGTCGGCGCTCATCCTTCACCCCACCCGTTTCTTCGGCACCGCCGCTTGCCGTTTCGCCGGCACCCAGCAGCAGCCTTCCGCTTCGTCACAGTCGTGCACCCAGACGGTGCCGCACTTCGGACACGTCCAGCGCTCACCCGGTTGTCGGTGGCCGGACGTGAGAAAGTCTGGCGGCGCGTAGCGTTCGCAGTTGTGGCGTGGCTTCTGCGGTCGGCTGGCCTTGAGCTTGCCGCTCTTGTCCATCTGCGCCTGCACCAGGTTGTCGATGCAATTCAAGCAGTAGTTGCACTCGACCAATGCGACGGCGGTGCGGCGTCGGCCTTTCTCGCTACCGCACAGCGCCTTTGCGCCTTCCTTCGCGAGCCCGTAGTGGATCAACGTCTCGGCGATCCAGTTCTCAGTGCGCTTGTCCATCTCACCCGTTCCGAATCGCGGTCGCGATCTTGCCAGCGGTCAGCTTCTGCATCAGGTCGCCGCCCTTCTCCCATTCGAGCGCGACCTTTGCGCAGCGCTCCCGTTCAGCCGCCGTGGCGTCAGCGCGCATGGTAGCAAGCAGCCCCGTCAGGTACTCTACGCAGCCCAAGGCGGTGGCGTGGTCTTGGCCTTCGGTGTGACAGATGGTGCAGGTCACTTCGGCAACTCGAACACGATGCCCTGGCACCACGGGTCGCCGTCCTCGACGATGGTGAAGGTGGCGTGCGGGATCTCTGTCGAGAAAGTCCAAGCGAACGGAGGCGCCTTGCACCAGTGCGCCTCGATCTTCTGCGCCGTCTTGCGACGCATGAAGAAGTCCTCCAGGCGGTCATCATCGTCGATGCTCCCCCGATCCGGGAGCAATCCCTTGGCGTCCACCTGTGCTTCGCCACCGTCATACGCTCCGGCCTCGTCCTCGATCGCGCCCCTGAATTCCATGAGGTCATCGGAGGCACCGAACACAACAACCAGCCCGGCGGCCTTCGCTGCGGCTGCTTCATCGTCCGTGATTTCCTGACCAATGGTGCGGCCGTTAAGTTGCGCTGCCAGCTCTTCCTTCGTCATGGGTTCAACCTCTCCTTTGCCGTGAAAAGCGGGAGTCAGGACGGCTGCACCATTACAGCCGTCCCGTTCCTGCCGCTGGCCGGGTGAGGACCGCTGCGGCCCTGGGGCCAGTCCCTCACCCTTGAACTCGTACGTTCTAACGCGGTTCGTCGACAGGGCTCCCAACTCGGTTACGCCGCCGGTTGCGCCGTCAGTGTGTTCGCTGCCACGGCCGCCGCGAGCCCAGCCTTCCCGGCGTCGAGCTTGTCGGCGATGTCTTGCAGCGCCGCTTGGTCGTTGTTCGCCAGCGCTGCCTTCAACTCGGTCGACAGTTCGCCGAGCAGCGTTTCGGCGGACTCCTCGACGGTCGTCAAGTCGTTCACCTTCTGTTGAATTGTTGCGAGGTCCATCCGTTCTCCTTCGATCAGGGTTTGGCTCGCCTGTGCGAGACGTAGTAACTGCCGTTGCCCGCGCTCTATTCTCCAGAGCGCCAGGATCACCCATGCCGCGAATGCGACGCCTCCCACTCCTATCCAGACCACACGTCAACACCTCCTTCTGCCGCCTCGCCATCGGCTGCCTTTGAGTCGTTGTCATCGCCACGCCGCCCGGTCGGGCCCATGTCGCAACGTCATCTCGATCGTGCCGGCGAGCCAATGCGACGGCCGCCACAGGTAGACTTCGTGGCCGCGCTCGGCGAGCGCCCACAGCCACTCGCGCTGGTCCTCGCTCGGCTCTTCATGCTCGCGCTTCAGCTCGGCGTAGACCGTCCGCAGTGGCGGGAGCGCAACCGTGTCGGGAAATCCCGCCGGGGAATGTTGCGAGCGGTGCGTGTGGTAGTACTTCCACCGGTGCGTCTTGCAGAGCTGCCGCAGACACTCCTGTAGATCGCGCTCGCGGATGCGGGCGGCGCTGAGGGCGCGGAGCGAGGCGAGACTGACGGCCATCAGGGGTCACGCCGGGAAGAGGTTCAGCTGACTGAAGGTGGCCCGGAACCGCGCGACCTCCAGCGCCTCGATCGCGCTCTCGCCATGACGCTCCACGACAGCCTGAAAGCCGGCCAACTCCCAATCGTGTGGCCGCAGCTTCAGGCGCGGACGACCGAGATCGTCGCTCTCTTCCGTGTTGCCGTCCTCGTCTTCCTTGGGGTTCGGCTCCAGGTGTTGCAGCTCGTGGTCGATCAGCGCAGCGCGTTGATTCTCGTTCAGCCGCCGCCAGGCGTAGTCGTCGATCGTCAGCTTCGCATCGGCCATGCCGCGGGCGCGATCGGCGAGCGGGGTGATACCGATCTTTGCCGCCGCTGGCAGACCGTTGCGCTTCAAACCGATCTCGGAGGCACCGTCCTTGTCCGTCTTCGACACGAACACCGCGGCCACCGTGGTTTCGAGCCGCAGCAGTTCGCCATGGTGTTTCGCCATTACCTGCGCGATCAGGTCGTTGACGTCATCTCCGCAGGCTTCGTACGTCGTCGGCATTGTCTACAATCCTCCCCTCTCCAGTTGGTCGTTGATGAGCGCGAGTGTTTCCGCTGGCACCACCCACAGCCCCAGTGCGCCCTTGCACGCGATCGGCGTCGGCAGCCGGCGCACGTGGTCGAGCCGCCACATGAAGCGGCCGGGTGTGTAGTCGCCGAAGCTGCGCTCGGGTTCGTCCGGTGCGTTGGCGTCGGTGATGCGGACCATGTCGGTCAGCTCGGCGATGGCGATGATGTGGCCGAGGTGCCCAAACCGCGCGCCACCGAGTGCGGTCTTGAAGGGCTCGCCCTCACAGAGCCCGCGACACTCCGGCGGGAAGCGTTTCGCCGCGTGGATCGCGATCGGCCCGCGATATGGGCCGCGCCACTGGCGGGTCTCCCAGCACTTGGCGCCGATCGCGACCAGCGTCGCAAAGGGCTCGGTGAGACTAAGGGCGCGCATCAATCCGGCACCTTGCAGCGCTCTGGGTGCTCCTGTCGCCAGACAGTCACCCGGTCAATCAACGTCTCCACGCCCTTGAGATGATCGTCGCTGCAGCCCAAGGCCTTGCACATGGCTAGGTAACCGGGGAGTGCCGCAGCGAAGGCGTTGTCCTGGGCGCGGAAGATAATGGCATCATCGACGAGGCTGCCGTCGGTGACCGTGGCGATGCAGCTGCCGGCGCCGGTCAGGGTGTACTTGGGGTCGAGGTCGAGCATGGGTCCTCCTGTGGGTTAGGCTGCATATCTCTTCGCTTCATCGGTCGGCAGATTCGCTGCGATCACGGCTTCGGCAACTTCGGGGCACACGCTATTGCCGATCAGCCGCACCTGCGCTTCTTGCGTCCGCTTGCCGCGTTTGCCGACCGCGGCTGAGAGATCGTAGCCGGCGGCGAAGCGCCCGAACTGCGCGCGGAGCAACTCGTGCGGCTGCAACATGCGCATGCCGATGTCGACGATCTGGTAGTCGGTGCCCTCGATCGTGACCAAGCCGAGCCGGTGCTTGGTGGTAATGGTGCGCAGCGGCTCTAGCAGCTCCTGCCCCCCGGTGCCGTCGGCTCCGTAGTACGCAGTCAGGAACGCGCGCACCTCGGCGATATGAGTACCGTGTGCCGTGAGCGTCGGCATCGGCTCATCGACCGGTGCGCAGCCGGGGTGCCCATTCGCTTCGTTGCCGCGGAACTTCACCAGCGTCGCGGCAGCCAGTGCATGGTGGTCGCGCGCGGTGACGGTATCGAGGGGCTTCTCCAGGGGCGCGCCCGGTGTCATGTGCCCGCCGAAGTGCTTCGCCAGAAAGGTCGAGACCAGCGCGTGCTTCTGGCCGCCGGCCACGACGGTGCCGAGTGGCTGGTGCAGGTCCAGATAGCGCGGCCGTTGCCCCTTCCGTTCGCCGTAGCTGGTCTGTACCAGCGTGGGCGCGACGAGTGCATGGCCGCGCTGAGTTGCGGTGACCGTGGTCAGCGGTTCGGTGATTGCCTCGCCGCGCGCCTCCTGCTTGCCGTAGTTCACCTTGACGATGCTGGGGGTGACGATCCCAAGGGCGTGCGCGGCCCCAGCCGGCCGCCGCGACCCAGCACCGGAAGTGATGGTCGGCAGCGGTTCATCAATGTCCGCGCCGCTGGAGTTCCCGCGAAACTTGACGATGAACGGCGCCGGGTTCTCCAGCACGAAACGCCGAATCCCTTGCGCGATGCGCCAGAGCGTCTTCTCCGCGAGCGGCTTCTTGCGGTCGAAGATCGACGGGCACGGGATCGACCAGTCGATGCACTCCGCCGCGGTGTGGAACGGCAACTTGCCCGGCCCGTGCGTGGGATCCGGCCAGCAGATCGCCTCCCCATCGCATCGCGCGACGAGAAACAAGCGGCGCCGGCGGGTCGGTGCGCCGTACAGCGACGCGTCGAGGATGCGGTAATCGACGTCGTAGCCGAGGCGTTCGAGCTTGGCCTTCCACCGCTTGAACGTCTCGCCCATCCGCTTCTTGTCGGGTTTGTCGTCAGGACCAAGCGGCCCCCATCCGCGAAACTCGCTGACGTTTTCCAGGAAGATCACGCGCGGGCGCACCGCCTTCGCCCAACGAACGACAGCCCAGGCGAGCGAGCGAATCTTCTGCTTGCGCGGTTTGCCGCCCTTTGCGACCGAGAAGTGCGTGCAGTCCGGGCTGGCCCAGAGCAGATCGACGGGCTGGCCGCGCGTGGCATCCTCCGGGCGAACCTCCCAGATGTCGGATGGCAGGTGCTGCGTCGTCGGATGGTTCGCCTTGTGCACGGCCATGGCGACCTTGTCGTGATTGATCGCCAGGTCGACGGGGCGACCGATCGCGGCTTCGATGCCCACGCTCGCGCCGCCGCCGCCGGCGAAGAGATCCACAATGAGACCATCGACGTTCATCCCCACCACACCCCTCCTTTGCGCTCGCGCTCGACTAGAACGTCACGCCTGCATCATCGCCGACAGGCGCCTGATGCGACTCCACCCGCAACGGCCCTTCCGTCACGCGGGCGCCGATGAGCTGGCAGCCCGACGCTTCGATCTCCTTGCAGAACGCGGTGAACGTCGGCGGGTCCAGATTCTCCAGCCCATCGACGAGCAGCAGCCCGAGTGTCCCCGCGTGCAGCTTGGCGACTTCAACGGCGAGCTGGATCCTTTTTGCGGTATTCACGCGATTCCAGGGCACGCCATCCACTCGCACTTCACCGTCGACAATCTCCACGCCCTTGATGGGCAGGTTGGCCGTCAGCGATACCGTCAACGCCCGGATGCCTTCGATGACCTCGGTGAGCTTCGTGCGTTGCGCGTCGAGCGTCGCAGCGTCGGCGGCGTACTGCGCGACCAGGTCGCGTTGCCCTTGGGCGCGGTTCTGCTGCTCGAGATTCGCTGAGGCTTCGGCCAGCCGCTGGTCCAGCTCCACCAGCTGGGGCAGGTATTGCGCCTCGACGTTCTCGCGGCGCTCGGTCAGCTCGGCGGTATCCTTGGCGGCAATCGCCTGCTGGGCGTCGGCGGATTCTGCCAGCCGTTGCGCCAGCTCGGTTTTCAGCGACTCCAGCTTCAGTGCGGCGTCGGCTTTGATGCGCTCGATGGCGGCGTTGCACTCCGTCTCAATGGCGGTCTTGCGGGCAGTGATGTCGGCCTTGATGCGCTGGGCTTCCTGTTGCTGCTCGTTGGTCCGGCGTTGCTCTGCCAGTTCCGTGTCGGCGGTGACCGTGGCCAGGGCCGTGGCTCGCTGTGCGGCCAGCGCTTCCCGTTGCTGCTGCAGGTCCTCCACCGTCGCCGCCCAATCGCCGCCGCCTTCGGGCATGGGGGGGAGCGTGCCGGTCAGTTGCTCGATGGCACCCTGCTTTTCCTTGAGTCCCCGATTCACGTCGGTACGCTTGTCGAAGTGGTTCTTCTCGACACCAGCCAACACAACGAGCGCGTGTTGGGTTTCGCACGGGAAGCGGTAGGACTCGACGTGCCCCGGCTGCCCGGTGATCGCGGCGATCTGCTGTGAGGTGACGTGCAGCGGGATAGCTTCGAGGAACAGCTTGGTCAGCTCCGGGCCTTTGGTGGTCAGTAGGGCCACGGGGTTGGCGGCTTCGCCGGTGATGAGCTTGGACAGGTAGTCGGCGGGCTTACTGATCTTGCCGAAGGTCGGGTGCTCGACTTTCCGTTCAGTCGCCTTGGCGGTGATCTTCTCGCGGATGACTGCCCCGTCGTCGAGAACGAGCACTACGTCGCCGCGTTCTTCGCCCGCGCGAAGGAGCGTAGCGTCATGCCCCTTTCCAAGTGCGGAGCGCACAGCTTCGATGATCGAAGTCTTGGACGCACCGTTTCGGCCAGAGATTAACGTGACGACGCCGGGCTGAATCTCCAGCTCAGTAACGCCCATCACATTCTTGATATTGATTCTGCTCACGCGCATTGGTGCCTCCGTTCAAAAGATGATGTCGGGTTCAGCCGTCGGTGACGGCGCTGGCGCCGCTGCCTTCGGGCGCACCAGCAAGCTCGGCTGCTCACAGCCTTGCCAGTACCGCATGAGACTCAGCAGCTCTCGTAGGGGGTCGGAGCCCAGCCACATCTGCAGCAGCAACTGTTCGGGGACCGTCAGATTGCGCCCGTTGAAGTGCTGGGCAGTCGTCACGGCTAACACGACGTGCCGGCCCTTGCCGGACTGCGACGTCCACGAATCGACTTGCTCAACGGCGAGAAATTCGCGCAGCTTGTCGAGCCGTGCTGCTAGACGCTCAATGTCCTCAGCGGTGTCGAGATCCAGCAGCAGTTGGTTTTGCTGCCCCCGGATTGGCTCGTCGCCGTTCGCCGTGGCTTCGGCGATGCGATTTTCTATCGACAGACCCAAGTTACTCATACCAGCTTCATCTCGGCTCGCCGTGTCGATTCCTGGCTACGTCGCAGCTCCACCAACATCTGCAACGACACGTACCGCACCTTGGCTACGTTGGCGTCGCGCCGAGCGTTCACCATGTTGGTGACGTGCAGCCGATACGCTGGGTCTGCGAGGGCCAGCGTCTCGGCTGCGGCGTCACTCTTCGCAGCGCTCTGGTTCTTCAGCTCGGCGAGCACGACTTTCCGTGTCTCTTCCAGCAACGATGCGGCAGCTTCGTGGTCGGCCCATGCTTCGCCGGCGGCACAGAGCTGGGCGTAGAGCTGATCGGGCTCCAACTGCGAGCCGTAGGTATCGCTGACGCTGGGCATGGCCTAGCTGAACTGCACGTCTTCGTTGGCGTCCGTGGTGGGCGGGACCAGCCCCGCGATGAACTTCTGCGTCAGCTCCGAGCACTGCGCCGCGGTGTCCGGCGTCCAGCCGTTCACGCCGCACGACTTCAGGTAGTCCTTCAGCTCCTGCACGGCGATGCCGTTGCGCTCGCACAGCTCGACAGCGTTCTTGAACGTCAGTACGCCGTTGCCGTTCGTCGCTGCGCCATTGGTTGTCGGTGCCGGCGCCTTGCTGCGCACGCGAATCGCCGAGACGATCTCGCCCTTGAACTCCACGTCATGGTTCGGCCAGAGCGTGATGCGCTTGCCGAGCCACATATCCGTGTCGTCGCCATAGAGCTTTGCGATGACGCCGGCGTTGGTCTTGTTGCAGGCAAGCCCCTTCTCGCACTCGCGGAAGTAGACGATGATCTTGCGTTGCTTTTCGTTGCCCTGTCCCAAGTCCTCCGTGGTGACGCGCTTGATGGTCAACGTCATGTCGGCGTCGTCTAAATCTTCAACGCGGAGGTACTTGCTCGGAAATTGGTCGGATACTTTCATCTCTTTCTCCTTCTCTCCTTGAGCCAGCCCGAAGCGCGGCAGGGCTGGCCCGGTAACGCGCCGCGTCGCGTGTCCTATGCTTGGATTCTCCCGTCCCCTATCGCGACAACCGCCGCTGTCTCCGTCGCCACCGCGTCACACTGCGCCTCATGCAGCACGATGCAGCGGTCGCAGAAGTACAGCGCCGGTACGTCGAGGCCGCTACAGCAGTGGGTGGCAGGGCTCAGGCACATCTCGCAGCGGAACATCGGTCAGCCCTTCTTTCGCAGCGCCTCGACGTCCAGGCGATCAATCTCCGGCAGCCACACCGACTGCACGCCGTACTCCCGCCGACAGTGGAAGCAGCTACAGGTCCGTGACGGGTGCGTGCATTCGCCGGACAGATGCTCGCGGGTGAAGTCGTACACGGGGCCATTCTTGGGCCAGGGCTGGTGGCAGAATTGGCAGGTACGGGCTTCGGGCTCAGCGACACGCTGGGCGTCGAGGTCGCGCACCGATGCACTCCGGCTATCGCACAGCGTGGCGACACGGGCGTTGCGGCTGGCGCGGCTCATGCGTGCACCTCCGCATCCGTCGTCGGCTGATGGCAGCCCCGGCACTCCAACCATGTCTCGTCAAACTCCTCGTAGGGGCCCTGGGTGAAGCCGTGCTTTTCGGTCACATGGGCGTGGCGTTCATCGAAGCCGCAGCGCTTCCCGCAGTTGGGGCAGGGTGGCCCTTGCTGCTCGGTGCGTGCAGCGTCTACGTCGGCGGCGCTGACCTCGAAGTGCTCGTCGCAGCCCTCACAGTAGATGCTGAATGTTCGCCGGTCGTACTTGGGGTGCTCGCCTTCCATCAGCTCACAGGGGTCGCCGCACTCGGGGCAGGGGTAGGTCTGGTCAGCCATTGGCGACCTCGAAACATGGGCACGCCGTATGGTGCGCGCGTCCAAGGTGGGGACGCCTCGGGTCGCGATAGCGTGCCTCGCGCTTGTGGCAATCGCCCTTATCGCGGCTGCCGTCCAAGGTGCCGCCGATCTGGAGCAGCATCCGCCGCCACGTGTCGGTGTGCCCTTCGCCCGTGATGATGTGCGCCAACTCATGCAGGAGTAGCGGCGTATCCGTCAGGCGCTTCGCCGACAGGATGCAAATCCAGCCTTGGTGCGGACCATCAGTGTGTGCGTGCGCCTGTCGGCGGAAGCGCGAGCCTTCGCCGCGAGCGACGCAGCCGTTGACGAACACGCCGACTAGCGCGCCTTCGGGGCCGTGGTGCAATGCGGTAGGCCACTGTTCACGCGGTACGATCATGGCGTCACCCTCACAGCCCTTCCGACTGCGCCAGCCGCTCGGCCATTGCCGGGTCGGCCTCGACGCAATCCAGCGCTTCGCTGACAGCACGTGTCCAGGCAGCGCCGCCGAGATGGTCGAGCGTGCTGAATTCGAGGCGCATGTACGCTTCGACGTGGCGCGGGTCCGCGGCGTTGAGGCGACCCGTGCGGGCCAGGGTTTCGGCGATCTGCTGTTGGTAGTAGGGGCGGCTCATTGGAGCACCAGCCCCTTCTGCTCGGCGCGAGTAGGGCATGAACCGCCATGCCGCCACTGGGGGCCGTGGCAATACATGCACAGATATTTCGCCGCCTCGTACTGCCGCAGCGCGAGTTGCGGGCGCCATTCCATCGACGGCGTGCAGAACGGGATTCCGTAAGGGAACAGCGTTGCTAGCTTGAACGTGCAGAACCTACAGCGCGCCGTCTTCGTGCAGTCCCATGCAGCAGCCGGCGCGAATGGCGCAGCCGGCGGACGCTTGAAGTTGCACGGCCCACACACCGGCTCGACCTCTAGCGGCTTCCGATAGTCGCGGTGGTCGTAGTTGTTCGCGGGGCGCAGACCGCAATCAACGCAATCGTACTCGTAGGATGGCGGGAGATCGCCACGGTGAACAGCGCGCCTGACAGCGCGAATTGCTTGCGCTTGGAGTGTGTGGCGTCTGTCGCTCAGCTCGGCTGCGTGCGTAAATCGAGTGCTTGCCATGCCGCTACTTCTAGCGGTTTCTAATTTAGACAACAAGTGGAAAACGACAGTATTAGTGCTTGTACGGCAGCCCTTCTCTAAATTAGACTTTCTTGCGCTTGCGGTCGATGCGCTTGACGAGAATCTCGCCGTCCGCGATGCGCTCGGCGGTAAACTCGGAGCCCTTCTTGAAGCCGGCCGACACCAGCAGGTCGCCGCTGAGCAGCACTTGCAGCCGGGTATACTTGCGCTCGGCTGGCGTGCGTCGATTCTTGTACTCGTCGCGTGTCGTGACTGTTCGCACCTTGGGCTCCATTCTGCCGTTGTACGGCGCTCACCCCTCTCTGCGCAAGCCGCGCTGACGCACTGACAGCAGCCACTGCACCGGACGCAGCGCAGGCACCAGCCGATGGTGCAGCGACAGGGCGTGGTGCGGCAGCAGGAGCAGTTAGGCATTGCTCACCTTCGGCGCGCTCGCCAGTAACCTCTTGAGGCGCAATTCGTCCACGACTCTGCCGGCAATCGTTTCCGCGAGATTGAGCTTCCCTTGCTCGATGAGCCCCGCGGCTAACCGCAGCCGCTCGGGCGGCGACAGGGCCTCGATCTGCTTCTTGATCTGCAACAATTCGGCGGTGTCTCGGATGGTGTTCATTTCGCCCACAATCTGCGGTCGGTCGCCTTTGCGACTGCCACGGCGGCATCCATCGCCTTGTCGAACGCGGCCTTGTCCGGGCCAACCGCATCGTAACAAACGTCCTTCACGTCCTGCGGAAGTGCCGACCAGCACACGCCGCACAGCCGTTCGCCATGCGTCGTCCGTGAGCAGGCTTCGCAGGGATGCGCCGGACTTGGGAATGGGGTAAATGCGGCGAAGTCGGTGCGGTTTTTGGGCGTCATCGTTCAATATCCTTCCCGTTCGAGAAGGTCCGCAAGCACCTCGCGACCACGATCGAGCCCGCGCTTGTGGCAACCCAGAGCCCCGGCGCCGCTGTAGTACCACGACGAGACTGGATAGGTTTTCTCCTGCACCGCCTGGAGCACGCCAGCGATGAAGGCCATGCGTTGGCGCTCGTGGCGAGTATGCCCGTTGCGATCGAGCTTGCGGGTTCTGCTCATTCGGTGGCCCCTTCCAGCATCTCCTTGATGCGCTGCATGTAGTCGATGAACGCCACGCAGACTTCCGGCTCCATGACAATGCGGTTCGTCGTGCGTATGCCGTCCTCGGTTGTGAGCACGAAGCCGAAGCCGTCGAAGTCGCAGTAGACGGCATCGCCGAGATACGTCTTGGTCGGTACGGGCCTGCTGCTACTCACGGGCTTCCCCCACCCGCCGCACGGCCACGATGCGCCCGGCCGCATTCCGCTCCGTCTCGATGCACTCGCCCTTCAACGTCGGACTGCTGATGCTCCCCGCGCAACACCATGCGGCAGCAAGGGCAGATGCGAAGCTCAGCCATTGGCTTCCTCCTGCTGCTCGGGGGCGCACTGGGCGTGACGCTCCTGGAATTCTCGCAGCCGTTGTTCGCGCTCGGCGGCTTCCCAGTAGTTGATGTTCAACGCGGCGCCGCACCAGCGACAGAAGGCGTCGTACTTCACGGCTGCACCTCCCAGCGTTCCGCGTGCGCGCCGAGATACATCCCGCAGTCACACCAGGTGCGGCGCTTGAATGTCCGGCGCCGGCACTGCGGACAACCGGGCCATTCGTGATGAACGGCGACACCGATCGCGACCAGGACGCCGAGCAGGCCCAGGCTGCGCCAATGATTCGCGCTTGCGCCGATACGGAACAGCGACAGCAGCAGTGCGCCTATGCCCACGGACAGCGCGGCAGCGATTGCGCAGGCGGTGGCGGTGAGTCTGGCGGCGCGGCGGATCATCGTCCGCACTCCCGCGCCAACTCGCCGGCATGCGCGGCGCAGCGACTCAGCGCCAACTCCAGCAACTCCACGTGCGCCCTGAGCTGGCGCGTGTGATACCGGACGCTGACCACTACCAGCCCGATACACAGCCCCGCGCCGAGCAGGATCACCAGCCATTCGGGCCAGCGGCGGGGGCGGCTACCGGGAATCGGCAGATAGCCGACCTTGCCATGCTCGTCGGTGGTGACGTCGCCCATGTGGCCACGCCGTTTGAGATGGGACAGTGGATCATCGCTCGGCGCAATCTGCAGGCGCGGCTCCTGGCGATGGTCGTCGAGGTGGGCGATGGTCATGGAAGTCTCGCCCCTGCCGCACGCAACGCGGTTTCGGCCTGCTCGGCAATTCGCGTCCACCGGGTATCGCTGCCGGTCGATTCCGTCGCGCCGTCGATGTTGTCGAGCGCTTCGGTGTGGATGGCTTGCAGCGCGGCAATCAAAGGCTCAGCAGTTACTGGCGCACAGAAGAACGGACCCAGTTGCCAGAGTCCGTCAGGGCGCTGCGACCAGGCGCCGCCGAGCCCGACGCTCTCGCCCAGGAGGTTCTCGACTTCGACGAAGCGCCCCGATTCATGCGACGGTGGCCCGTCGAAGATCACATACAGCGGTGTTGCGGCATCTGGTCTGCTCATCGCGCTGCACTCCCTTCCGGCTGATCCACCAGCCACTCGGACTCCGCCGCCAAGATGTAGTCCCCGACGCGCAAGGGCTCCTGCAGCTGCACCATGCGTACCCCACCAGTCTTGTTGACGATGCGGATACGCACCCGGCGCTCGCCGTCGTCGTTGGCAACGCGGAGTTGGGCGAAGATGCTCATGCCGTGGCCTCGGCTCCTGCTGCTGCCACCGGCTTCCCGTAGCGATCCACTTCGTAGATCGGTGCGCAGATGCGCGGGGCCTTCACCTTCGAGGGATACTGCGCGTCCTCATGCACCACGATGTCGTCCAGGCGCACCGGGCAGGCAACAAACCGCGTCGCCTCGAGGAAGAACGCCTGCGCGGCGGACGGATGCGCCGTGAAGTGCAAGCCGCCGCCACACTCCGCTTTGCCACCGTCCCAATCTGGTGCGGCGGGAGTCGAGCCGGGGACATAGGCAAACCCACGCCCGCTGCGGAAATCCTTGTCCACGGCCTTATACAAGATCGCAATACCGTCGGCGTCGATCTCTGCGCCGTAGAAGTCGCACCACTGCGCGGCGGTGGCAATCTGCACCAACTGCACGCGCTCCGTGCCGGTAATGATGGGCTTGCCAAACCCGACGATGGATACGGTTGGCTTCGCCTCAACGCGCACAACGCCGAGCACGACAAGTTGGCTAAACCCCCACGCTACCACGTGCGGCTGCGAGGACTCCCGCGCTTCGACGTGCGGCTGCGAGGACTCCCGCGCTTCGACGTGCGGCTGCGAGGACCCCCACGCTACCACGTGCGGCTGCGAGGACTCCCGCGCTTCGACGTGCGGCTGCGAGGACCCCCGCGCTTCGACGTGCGGCTGCGAGGACCCCCGCGCTACCACGTGCGGCTGCGAGGACCCCCGCGCTTCGAC